TTTTCGCACAACATACAAACTCTTCAGTTGCGTGCATTTTGCGAGAACTTAAGAGATTCCTTTTTTGGCCAGGCCACGACGCGAGCCGGCGGCCGATCCCCTTTTGACCCCCTCTCTTTGAGTCATACCTCCCCTTTACGACATTCTACCCATTTTCCCGACCAAAATGCGTCCTGGGGCAACGTGGAGAGGAATTTGGCTACTCTGGTAATTCTTCAGACTGACGATTCCTGCGTTTCGGAGTTCGAATTCTCCATTAATTTTCTGCGAACCGTGATTTCGAACAATTTGACGTGACTGTCGGATGCTGTCGGGAAATTCCCCCCTCTGACAACTCCCCCTTTTAGGGGGTTGGGGGGTTTCTGCTTCTAATTCTGCTTATGCTTCTGCTTCTGATTAAAGGGGAGTCGGGGTTTTGTCGGGGGTAGTCGGGATTGTCGGATTGTTAGAAATGTAAAGATTCCGATTGACAGTGTCGGGGTGAATTGGTAAAAAGGGTGGTATGCAAGCATTGATGAATTGGTTTACCGGGTGCGACGTGCTTGGAGATCCAGATGCGATGCTGATACTTACGTATCTGGCAGCGCTGGACGATCCTGAATCTGAGGTGCCGATCAGTCCGGTGATGAAAAGCGGGGAGATGTTCGAACGGATGCTAGGGATTCCGATCGATCGCGGGACGGCGGCGTTTCAAAAGCTGCTGGATACCGGGGAGGTGATAGCAATCGCAAATGAGCAATGGCGGGGCTATAAGGTGGCGCGTCTGGAAAAGCTGGTGGCTGACATGAGAAACGGGTCGAAGCGAAGGTATCAACGCCGTAAGGAGGCTGAGGTGCCCGCGTGAACGTCGAGGGGTACACCAAGCTATTGCCAAGGATAGTGAGGAGCACAATATGGTTCGAAGGGGATCACGTTCTGAGAGTCTGGATCGCGTTTTTGGCGCTCGTGGACAAGAACGGGTATGTGAGCGGGTCGGCGCCCGGCATGGCGCACACTGCGCGGGTGACGCTGGAGCAGTTCAATGACGCCATCGAGACGCTAAAAGCGCCCGATCCAGAGTCAACCACGAAGGATAATGAGGGGCGGCGCATAAAAGAGGTGGATCAGGGCTGGATTCTGCTGAATTTTAAGACGATACGCGACCAGTTGAACGAAGAAGAGCGCAAAGAATACCAGCGGAACTGGGATCGTGAGAATCGACCGAAAAAGAACAGCAAAAAGGCCGAATATTTGCCATCGGAGTCCGAAAATCACACGGAAACGAACGGAAAACCGCTCTCAATGTGGGAAATTACGCAGGTAATTCAGGCTAAAACGGTTGAAGCTGACAAATTGAAGATGGATTTCTCGTTTGAGGACGCGATGGGTTTAACGTGGCGCGACAAGACAAAAGCGCAGCAATATCACCGGATTTTGCGTGAAATACGCGATTTGAACAGCAAAATTGCCAACCGATCATGACCCCATACTACCAAGCAGAGCTAACCCCATGACCAACGCCCAGCCAACCTCAATGACCATCCCCCTCAAACAATGGTGCGCCTCGACAGTCCATCGGTCAGCGTGGCCTTTCTACTTGATGGATCGCCTTGCCCACAGCCCTCGGAGCCACACGCCACATTGGGCGGCAGAGATCGCGCGGCTGGATCGGGAAATGACGCGCGAACGCGGGAAACTGCGTAAACAACGCCATGACTGAAATCGAAGAGATCAACCCGCACGCCAAGACCGATTCGGAATCCGGCGAATACGAGCGGCACTTCAAAATCTACGAGGGCTGTCTGGTCGTTGACCTGGGCGCGCACGCCGGGCATTTCTCGGAGTGGGCCTGCAACAAGGGCGCGTTCGTGATCGCCTTCGAGCCGCACCCGGTGAATTTCAAATGGCTGAACGAAAGATTAAAAGAAAAGAAAGCCATAGCCATCAATAAGGCAGCGTGGGATTCAACCTCAGTCGCCAACCTCCACGAATGCCCGGCCAACAGCGGGGCGCACTCGTTTTTCAAGCATCACCTGCACTCTGACGTAAAATACGAGGTAGGCTGCCTGGACATCGGGCCATGCCTGCGCGCGTTGCAGATCCGGCCTGACTTTATCAAAATCGACACCGAAAGCACCGAGTGCTTCATCCTGCAAAGCCTCTTTCGAGCCGGGATAAGAACGAACATGGCCATCGAATGTCACGATGCCGCGCTCTACGACGCATGCAGAGCGCTGGCCGAGACGCACGGCATGGAATGGTTGCCCAAGGAAAATCATGTGGGCGTTTGCTATTGTTGGCCCAAATGAAGCAGCTTGAATTGATCAACAAACGTGCGTGAGCTTCATCTTTTTGCTGGATGCGGGGGAGGAATCCTCGGCGGAATCCTTCTCGGACATACCTGTGTCTGTGCTGTTGAGATTGAGCCTTACCGTCGAAAAGTCCTGCTCCAGCGACAGCGGGATGGAATCCTTCCGTCATTCCCGATCTGGGATGACGTGCAAACGTTCGATGGCCGGCCTTGGCTCGGACTTGTCGATGCATTATGTGCAGGAAGTCCATGTCAGGGATTTTCAACCAGCGGAGAAATGCGTGGAATTAGCGATCCGAGAAGCGGACTGCTTTTCCATGTCACGCGAATCATTGGCGAAGTTCGACCCGAATCGATCTTGCTGGAGAATGTCCCAGGCATATCTTTTCAAGCCCTTGGAGCCTTCATTGGAAAACTGGCCCAGATGGGCTACAACACTCGGTCTGGAGTTGTCGGAGCGTGTTGCGCCGGCATGGACCATATGCGGGAAAGACTTTGGATGGTTGCGAACACCATGCAAGAGCGACGGGCGAAAGTGGTACGTGTCCACGAAAACGGCAGCGGGACGAATAAGAGAAGGTCGTCAGCCAATGTTGATACACCAGCTAATCGAATATCACGGCTTGAAGAAAGGCTGGGCAAACCCGGAGTTCTGGGAGCTAATGATGGGCTGGCCAATCGGGTGGACCGACTTGCAGCCGCTGGCGATGGACAAATTCCAAGTGTGGTGCGCCTCGCATGGAATACCCTTTCGCAATCATAATGAAAAATCAGCCTGAATACTTCCGACGCTGGAACCAACAAAATCGCGAACGTTTGCGTCCATATAAAGCCGCCAATATGAGACGATACCGCGCCGCGAATCCCGAAAAATACGCCGAACAATCAAGACGAGCCAAGGAAAGGCTTAGGAATAAAGTGTTTTCTGTTTTCGGAGAAGTCTGCGTCATTTGCGGATTTAGTGATAAGCGGGCACTAACTCTCGATCACGTTCTAAACAATGGAGCCAAAGAGCGCGAAGAAATAGGCGAACGCGGCGTCTACAGTCGTGCGATAAGGCCAGAGAATCGTCACGAATACCAGATGCTTTGCATGAACTGCCAGTTCATAAAGCGACACGAACCCGGAGGGGATTGGCATCGGCCAGCAGTGGTTGAACTCGCATGGAAAACACTGAGTCAATGAAACAAATCGAGCTACTGCCCAAACGCGCCAAGGCGAAGTTCTGCAACTGGCTTTTGCTGTATCCTGGGAAGGCGTGCGGCAAGAGGGCGGTCATTGAAATTAACGGTGGTGCTTACTGCCCTGCTCATGCAGAGAAAGCCCAGAAATATTTCGGCCAGGGAAAACCAATTTATGAATCCTAAGTTCAACGAAACATGCGCGGATAAGGCCGCACTCCTGACTGACATAAATCAGGTAATGAAAGATGTGGGCGCTCTTTCTGTAATGGCCAAAGAACTTCACCCCGACAACCATGCCCATTTCAAAATCAACGCCGCGTGGCGAAGTTTGGATGAGGCCAGAAAGCTTTTGCGATAATGCCCAACTGGGATCGTGCAACCTATGACAATTTCCTTGCCCGCCGTCTTGCGGCTCGAACTAAACTACATTCCGCCGAGCCTCAACAAAACACTTCGAGTCCACTGGTCAAAACGGAAACTCGAAAAGTTGAAAATCCTTCGCGCGTTAGCGTCAGCATTGGAATCTACCGCTCGCGCATCCTCGATTCCGATAACGCCTGGGGAGGAAGCAAGGCGCTCGTTGATTGCCTCGTCACTGTCGGGTTGCTACCAGGAGATTCGCCGTCTGACATCGACCTGAATGTTCAGCAGATCAAAGTCTCCCGAAAGGCACAGGAACAAACTGTCATAGAAATCATTTCGTGAGCGAAAAGATTAAATCCTGCGAGTGGATGCAGAAGGACAAGCATGGTGAAATCGTGACGTGCAACGAACTGCCGACCAAACTCGCAGTCAGATGCGGTCGCTACTACTGCACCGCCTTCCACTACAAACTCGGCAAGGGCTTCAAACCGTTTGACAAATGAGCGGGATTTGGGATTCTTTCGCGGGTGCCTAGTGGCAGATTGGTTTGTTGATACGCGGCCCCGTTGTCATGCGGGGCCGCTTCTCATTTCTGCACCAGCTTGAAATTCTCCGGCGCTAAAAAGATTGAATTCACGCCGTCGCATTCCTTCCACGATTTGATCGGCTCCAACTTGTATCCATCCCGAAGAATGTAAGTTCCGAACGTATCAAAGCATGGTGCCCGATTTACCCATTCGCCGATCGGCATACCCGCATCCCTGAACACCTTCGACTCCGCATTCCCCCGCACCAACGCGCTCGTCAAAAGCTGCACATACTTCCTGCCCTTCCACCAGTCGGGATTGCGCGCCTTCCATTCCTTGCTCGCTTGTTTGGCCTTTGCCGGATGTCGCGCGCGGTATTCTCGCGCAGCTTGCGCGGCGGCTTTTAGCTGTGCTTGAGTCATCGCAGTAATGGTTGACATTAAAGAGGGTACGCCGCAAGGTAAATCCGTGCCTCTTTATCGCCACAAGCCCTACGGGATCGTCCTGCCCGCCCACGTCACTGATCCGCGCGCGTTGGAAATGATCGGCTTCCGCATCGGCGGCTCGCTCGAAACTGGCGGCATCTCCAAATACGATCACTTCGTCAAATTCGCCAAGAGCGCGCTGCCCAAGCTTGAATGGAATCCATGGCTCGAATGGCAATTCAAATCGTTGTGTGACGACAAGTACGCCTACAAGGACGGCGACACGATCATTCGCAGCGTGAATTGGACTGGGTGCGGGAGCGCAGGAAAAACGTACGCGGCTGGCGTCTACGCGATGCTCTGGTTTTGCGCGCTTCCCAAGCAGAGCGCGGTGACGCTGGTGAGTTCATCCAAGAACATGCTCAAGCGCCGAATCTGGCCGACGATTCAGAAGATTCACTCCGAACTCTCCAAAACTGATTACGCTTTCGGCCACTTGATCGATTCGCAGACGATGCTGCAATCGGTGAAGGGTGACAGCAAACACGCGATCGTCGGGACAGCTGTGCAGTCCGGCGAACTTGTGCAGGCGGTCGAATGCTTGAAGGGTTTGCATTGCCCGAGAATTCTCGTCGTGATCGATGAAGCGCCAGGGACCGAAGAGGCGATCATGGAGACGATCCCCAACATGCGGAAAGCATGTCAGGACTTGACCATTCTCACCATCGGCAACGCGATTTCGCACATGGACATTCACGGTCGCTGCTGCGAACCGGAAGCGGGCTGGCCAAGCATATCGGTGGAATCGGAGACGTGGAAAACCAAGGGTGTGAAATCGTGGAGCCTGCCATCGGGCCGGGCGGATCACTTCGACGGATTCAAGTCGCCCAACGTGGCCCTCCAAAAAACCGTTTACAAATATCTCTACGGGTACGAGGACTACCGCGCGGCCAAAGCCAACAGCCAGGAACGGCAGACGATTCAACTCTGGAGCAATGATCGCGGGTTTTGGACTCCGGCAGGCATCTTAAATACGATCTTCGATGAAGTGATGCTTGAACGCTATGACGCCAAGGGAAGATTCATCTGGCAGGCGTTTTCCAAAAAGATTGCTTCGCTCGATCCGGCGTTCGGCGGCGACGGTTGCATTTTCCAGCCTGCCGAGTACGGCGACCTTGCCAACGGCAGGTTTGGAATTCAACTGAGGGAAAAAATTGCAATTCAGGCAGACCCGACAAGCAAGGAAGTCATCGATTACCAGATTGCCCGGCGCGTAATGCTGGAGTGCGACAAACGCGGAATCAGGCCGGAAGATTTTGCGATGGACAAGACCGGCACCGGGCGCGGCGTGTATGCGATTTTAGTCACTGAATGGGGGCCGGTGCTTGGCGTTGAGTTTGGCGGTTCACCGAGCGATAAGCCAGCATCGTCAGCCGATCCGCGCCCGAGTTCGGAAGTTTACGATCGCAAAGTGACGGAGCTTTGGTATAGCTGCCAGGAGTTCCTGCTGACGCAACAGCTTAAGGGGATATACGACGAAGCCGCCATCGAGTTTTGCTCGCGTGAATACACCATCAAAAATAAAAAAATCTGCCTCGACACCAAAGAAGAGTGCAAAAAGAAAATTGGCCGATCGCCTGATCACGCAGATGCAATTAGCGTACTGGTCGAACTGGCTCGAACGCTGGGTGCGGTTGCGGGGACTTACCAAAAGCAGTCCGACCGCTGGGAAGTCGAAGCGAAAAAGTGGGACAGCATGTACGACTTAGACGATGTGGCGTCCAGCGATCCCGTGGAAGAAATGCAGGTGCTCGAATGAAAGACTCCGTTGATTTCGATCTGTCCTACGCCAACAATTTTGATGTGCTCATGCGGCTTTCGAGATCTCTTGCCGACACGGTAACTGAGGTTGTTCGGGAGCATGACCCAAAAGCGCCGAAAGTGACAATCGAGTTGCAGGCCATCAAGGACAAGTGCATGGCGGCAGATGTTGAAGTCGTATTTTGGAGAGTGGGTGCCCAATGAAATGCGACATGGGCGGTTGCCCGAACGACGCGATAATTGAATGCGAGTGGGGCTTGTACGATCCGCGCGACGGAATTCCACGAACCGAACCGATGAACAAGGCGCTGCTGTGCAAGACTTGTTCCGATGATCTCTGGAGGCGGGTCAAGGGCGCGGTCAACGCGGGAATTATGCATTGGGTGAACCGGGAGGTAAAATGAGCACTTTCAAAAAAGTCATTCTTTCTACCGAGTACTGCAAAGAAAGCATTCGTGGCCCTGATTATTTGCAGAAATTCTTAGAGCACATGATGAAAACGATTAACGCCGCATCCGCAAGCGCGTTCGCGGATTGCTATCAGGACATGGACAGGCGAATTACAGGAATGGAGTTTCAGTGGTGCGTTGATTACGGGCCGCGCAATCCTGAAGGTGCTGTCGGTTACTGGAAAATCATAGCGACGATTGAGGCGCCCGATGCGAAGCCTTAACAAAATGAGCAACATCAAAGTTATCGAAGGACCGGACTTTATGATGACCAACATCATCAGCGATGAACTACTCGAAAAGGTGTTCGACGTGGCTAATTTCTGGGTCGCCCAGGAGATTGAAAAAATAAACAACGAGCGCAGGCGTATTGTTGGCATCGAGTTCCGCTTCAAGCCGGTGAAGGAAGAGCATGTGCCGGACAACGTGGTTAATTTTAATGTGACCATCGCTTCGCAATGAGAAGCCTTAACAACACTGGCGTCACGGTGCCCGGCGGTTTCAGGTGGTTCTGCGAAGAGACAAAAAGCAGGGTGCCAGCGGTCGGGTCAATGCCGAGTTACGTCGATTTCATTTACGCCTGCAAACAGCACGCCAAGGCGAACAACCTGCCGATCGGGTCGCAGTGGGAAGCGCAGATACAGGCTCAATTGTGCATCGGCCTCGGCGGGGAATGGTGCTCGGAATTCGGTTATCCGGTCCCGCCACCGGGCGGCTGGGGATTCGGCGTCATGGAAGTCGCGCAGGGAACGCGCATGCTGGCGCAGCGAATGATTGCGGCCAAGGCGAGACGCATACCATCCGAAGAAGCAATCCAGCGAGCGTCAATCTGTATCGATTGCCCGGCCAACCAAGCGCCGATCGGTTGCAGCACCTGCAATGCGGCAGCTTTGGATGCGGCGGCGAATTCTGTTGCGAATGGTGCGGCAACGGTTCACGATGCCCGGCTACGATCCTGCAAAGTATCTGGTTTCAGTTTGAAGGCGAAGATCAATGTCCCTCTCGACATTCTGTTGGAGACGCTAACGGAAGCTCAGAAAAATGCCCTGCCCCCAAAATGCTGGCTGAAATGAACGACACCGAAATTCCCGTCTGGATTCTGGCCGTGGCCTTGATCGCAGGCACGCCAATCTTCGGTGCCGGTGTCTGTGCGTTGCTGGTTATCTTGTTATGAAAGTGACGCTCGATATACCGGAAGGTTACGAGGCGAAGATTGTCAAAGTGCAGCCCAACGATGAAACCATTTTTGCATTCAAAATGAATTACAATGGCGACGTTGCGGCTGTGATATTCGAAACAGTCAAGACACTCTACAGTCGAGTTGGCTGGACCGGATTCTTGCTTCATTCTTCACCCAGCACTGATGGGCGCGTGCAACATGACGTGACAGCATATAAAAAGTAATCCTATGTCCGCAATCCTTCCTGAACTTTCCGACATCAACCAGAACGTAGTTCTAAAGACGCTCAACAAGAACGGCAAGCCGCCGAAGATGCGCCTGGACAATGTTGAGAAGACGCAGGCGTTCGTTGGGCGAATACAGCAGGCCGACGCGGAGCGGTCGCGCAAGGCGGCAAATCTGAAAGGAATGGCCGATGGAAATCCACCTTACAATTCAAGCAAACGGCGCGCGGCTAGTCAGGCATGGCGGGCAAACTTTTCTTCACTGGAGGGGAAGGCATATCTGTCTAACGGACTCGTTCCCTATTACGATCTCTTCTCTTCCTCCAGCCACCACATTGATTTTCAGACCGGATACGGCTCAGTCAATCAGCAGGCCGAGTGGAGCGGAATCATCACCGAGGAACTGGATACTACAGTCAAGCAATGGGACGGATTTGACTATGAAATGCACGCCATGCTCCACGACTTCGTTGGGTACGGAAAAGGTTTTCTGGCGTGGAATAACACTTACGACTGGCATTTTGAGCATGTGCCGCACCTTAGCGTCAAGGTCATGGACGGCACTAAAATCAATCTGGGCAAGCTGGAACTGATCGTCATCCCGCAGAGCTACTACGTCCATGAACTCTGGGCGAAGATAAAGAATGAAGTCGTCGCGCGCGCAGCTGGCTGGAATCCCGAGGCGGTGAAGCAAGCCATCCGTGACGCCGTTCCCAGAGAGCCAAATACGCTGGAACCTCCCAATTGGGAACTCGTGCAGCAGGAGTTAAAGGATCATGATCTCCTTGAATCCTGCCGGTCGTCCACGGTGCAAGCCGCGCGCGTGTATGTGCGGGAATTCGACGGCAAGATCACCGAGTTGATGGTCACGGTGACGGGTGAGGCGAACTTTCTGTTTGAGAAGCGCGGGAGATATTCAAACTTCCGGCAGGTGTTCGCGCCATTCTTTCTGGAAGTGGGCGACGGAAGCTGGCACGGCGCTAACGGATTGCTCAAAGACATTTTCAACCTCGTTCAGACCAAGGACCGGCTCAACTGCTCGATCACCGACGCCGCGTTTCTTCGAACAGCGATCACGCTCCAGGCAAAGTCAGCGGGCAGCATGAACAAGATTGGGTTGGTTCAGATCGGTGCCTTCAATGTCATACCCCCCGACTTCGACGTTCAGCAATCGCAGGTGCTGGGCGACATTACCACAGCGCTCGCGGTCAATGCCGATATGGATGTCAGGCTGTCCAGGAACACGGGCATCTACCGGGCTAGTCCTGAAAAGAAAGCCGGGAATCCGCCAACGGCGACGCAGGCACAGCTTGAATACGCGACCTCGACCGTTCTCGGCAATTCGGCGGTAAACCGTTTTTACAATCAACTCGACCCCGCTTATGGCGAACTCGTCCGCAGGATTACGAATCCAAATCTCAGCCGCACGGATGAATCGTCTGTTGCAGCTTTGGATTTCCAGGGAAGGTGCTTTAGACGAGGCGTCCCTAAGGCAGCGCTTCTCTCCCGCAAAAGTGTCCGCGCTTTTCGCAGCATGGGAAACGGATCGGTTATCATGCGCCAAACTACCATGCAATCACTCCTACCATTCCTGCAATTACTGCCGGAATCTGGTCGTGTTAATTTCGTGGATGATGCCATCGCTGTCTATGCCAACCAAAGCAAAGTCGAACGGTACAATCCCAAGCCCGAACTAGCCGGTCAACCGACCGACCAGCAGGCGTACGCGATGCTGGAGAACGCGGCCATGAAAGTGGGCGCTGAGGTTGTCTGGACGCCAACGCAGAACAATTTAATTCACGCGGAGACACACATGAAAGCCGAGGCCGACGCCGCGCGTTCCCTGACACAGGGCGGGAACCCGGTCGAGGTATTGGCATTCATGGAGAACAGCGGGCCGCACATTGCGATTCACTTGCAGCACCTCTCGCAAGACCCATCGCATCAGCGGCAGTACAAGGCGCTGGAAGCGGAATTCGGTCGGCTCGGGCAGATTGCCGACAAATTGCACGCACAAGTGCAGAAGATGATGCAGGAACAGCAGGCGAACGCCGCCAAGATTCAGCAGGCCCAGGCCATTGCCCAGGGCACCGATGGCGACACGGCGATCAAGGCGGCGACTGCACAGGCGAAGATCCAGCAGTCCAACATCAAGACTCAGGTGAGCTTGAGGCAGAAGGAAGAGAAGCATCAACAGCAGATGACGCAGGCGGCTCAGGACATGGCGATCAAGGACGCGCAGGCGGCAGCGCAGATAGCGATTGATCAGGCCAAGGCGCAGGCGAAAACAACGGCTGAATAATGGGTTGGTATCCTGTGAATTCAATGTCTCTCAAGCGAGACAGCAACACGCGAGAAATCATAATCACCTGGCATGACGATGTGACAGGTGATCACGAGAAGCGGTTCACTTGGGAGCAGAAGAAAGAGGCGCTGGAATTTGCAGCCAAGGAGTTCAACTCTGTGGCGATGTGAGACGCAATCGGTTCCTGATTATCTTCAACGAAAACGAACTGCAAGGTTTCCTGACGCAGATCGAGTGCGACATTAAAGACGAGCGCGACCGGCACGTTGCCGAAGAAATACGCCGCGAGATTGAGATACGAAAGAATGAATCTGTTCCAGAAGCTATTCCAGCGGCCAAGAGTTGAGCGAAAAGCGCCTGTTGTCGCGCGTCCTATCCGCCACGAGATGACCCTTGAGCGGTGGCACGCCGACGATGGGCTGGTGAACTGGGCGAAGCAATCACCGGAATTCGCCTACGTGCTTTCCGTCATATCGAGCCAGCAGCCTACCGGCTTCCCAATCAGGGGGCAGGCAGTAACGGATACGCAATGCAACGTCGAGCTTGGACGCAAAGAGGGATACAGTGACTGCTACAGCCTGCTTTTGTCTTTGCGGGAATTCCCGAAAGCCGTGACCGAAGAAATCCCAGCGGATTACGACAACACCGATTACGCGCAAACCAGTGAAGGATAATTATGCCAGAACAAGTCATTAGCCCAACGGCCCCGCCGGTGGTCGCTACAACCAACGGCACTCAACAGGACCAATATTTCGGCGCGGAGATGGAGGCGGATCTGGCCAAAGCATTCGCCACGGTCAGACCGGACGAATTCAAACCCAAGCCAGCTATTGCTCCAGCGAGAACGACACAGCCAACCGCTGACGAGGTGGACTCATCGGCGGCAGAAGTTAAACCCGTCGAAACCTCCTCTGGAGCGCCAGAAGTCAAACCGCCAGCCAAAGCCGCGCAGTGGAAAGAGGTGAACGAGGAACGCGCGCGGCTGAAGGAAGAGAACGCGAAGTTCAAGGCCGAGCAGGAAAAGTACGCCAAAGAGCAGGAGAAATGGAAGTCATGGGAAACGGAACGCAATGAATTCGAAACCATCAAAAAGCACAACGCCGAACTGCTCGATCGCATGCAGCAGATCGCCGTCGAGAAAGACCCTCGATTCGAGAACTATTTCAAGGCGAAGACAGACACTGCTATCGCTCTCGCTCGACAGGCAGTTGGCGACAGCCATGCGGAACGTGTTTCTAAGCTATTACAACTTCCAGACAGCGATTGGCGAACTGAACAGCTTGAGGCTGTCATGGCCGAACTTGGGCCTACCCGACAGTCAAGACTTGGATCGGCAATTGTCGAAATGGACCGAATCGCTCTTGAGCGCTCTACGGCGATTTCAAAGTCGAAGGAAAACTGGGAAGCGATGCAGAAAGCCGACCGGGACAACAAGGCAAACCAGAAGCAGCAATTCGAGCGCACGTTCCAAGACCGGCTCCAGAAATGGAGCGACCCGGAAAAAGGACTGGCTCTCTTCCAGAAAAAGGACGGGGACGAAACGCACAACGCGGAAGTCCAAAAACGCATCGAGCACGCGCGCAATATTCTCAACATGAATCTCAGCGCGGACGAATTCTCCAAAGCGGCTCTTTGGGCGTCCGCAGCGCCGGGGTTGCTGGAAGACCTGCTGGCCAGTCGGGAGCGGGAGAAGCAGAAGGATGCCGAACTTGAGGCGCTCAAGGCCGGCGGTCCCGAGCTACAAGGCAGCGGCCAAGAATCAACTGTCGATGATGACAAGCAGTATGAAGGAATGAGCGCTGGTGAGATTATTGCGATCAAAGCAAAACAGGCTGGTGGATGGCAATAGATAAACTTGAGAGTCGCAGCGTGATGGAACTTCTGGCCGCGCTTAAGCCGGGAGAATCATTCCTTGTCGAAGAGGTAGTGCGAACGCCTGACTTTCCAAATATTCCGCCAGAGACGACGAGGATGCGCGTCGTTAAAACATCCCAAACGGACGTGCGAATTGATAGGTGGGATTAAATGCTCGTCGTAATTCCAGTCTGCCACAAGGACGAGGAACTGGTCCTCAAGAATCTGGATTGGGTTGCTGAGTTGGATGGGAAGATAGAAGCGGAATGCTCCATTTCGTGTCCAGAGGGATTTGCCTTCCGAGCGGTATCCGAGAAAGCCATGCGAATATTTTCGGGCGGGGTGGTAATGGACATCTATTCCGAGTGGGGTGGCGATCCAAAGTGGCCACAGCCGCAGAATTGGGCGTGGCAATCAACCGCGCGCCACATGGCGCGCCAGCCGCTGCCCTGGCTCTGGTGGGAAGCCGACAGCACGCCAGTGCGTAAGGGGTGGATCGAAGCTCTCCGAAAAGAATACGAGGCTGGCGGCAAGCCCTTCATGGGCTACGTCACCGACCAAAACGGAACCGAACCACACATGGCGGGAGTCGGTGTCTATCCACCCGAAGTAGCTCGTTATTCAATCAACGCCATGCTCTGCCGCGCGATGCCGTTTGATGTCATGCTCGCGCGCGATACTCTCGCCCAAACCCACAAAGCCAATCACCTGATTCAGCATCACGTCCACGAGAATGGTGACTCGACCCACTTCCCCACAAGTGCATCTGTCGATGAAATCATTCAACCGGGCGTGGTGCTCTTTCACCGCTGCAAGGATGGTTCGCTTATCGATCGCCTGCGCGATCCGCGCTCGGTAAGCGGCATGCTGAAATCGTTATTTGCGAAGCCGAAACCAAAGCCGAGAACGTGGCCGTCAATCACCAAGCAAACGCCTTGTAAGTGCGGCTTCTTTGACTTGCCATCGCACAACACCGAATGCCATTTCAACTGCGCGTTGACCGAACAGAATAAAACGCTCTGGCTGGTGAGTCGCCGGTGGAGGCGCACAGGGTTTCAACCGTGGCAGAGCGATATTGTCAGGCACAGTCTCGGGGAAAATCTCACAATCACCAAAAGCGTCCCCATCGTGCTCCCCAAGCAATGCGGAGTGTTCGAGCAACACGAAGACCCGCGCATCATTCAGCACGGCCCCGGATTCCTGCTTGGGTATTGCTCGTGGCTAATGGGGGCAAGGTTTCAGGCGCATCAGGCATTGGCTACGCTCGACAGCCAGTGGAATTGCGTCAGCACGCTTCACCTGCGTTACGGGAACAACGGCCCCTATCCAGGCGCAGGGACAGGTCACGAGAAAAATTGGACGTGGTTCATTCACGAAGGCCAGTTGCATCTCGATTACCAATTCTCGCCCCATATCGTCGTGGCACTCGATGACAAGATGCGGCAGAAAGAACACAAGACGCCGACTCCATTGGAATGGAAGTATGGCCACATTCGCGGCGGCACGCCTCCGGTGAAAGTCGGCGATGAATATGTCTCATTCTTCCATTCTTCAATGCCGTGGAGACAGAAACAGAATCGCTATTTCATGGGCGCGTTTGCGTTTGAAGCGAAGCCGCCGTTTGCGGTGACGCGGATAACACCTGAGCCGTTGCTGGCAGGGAGCGACGAAGACCGCAGGACGCTCGGAGGGCCGCTCGTGGTGTTTCCGTGTGGCGCGATTCTGCGAGAAGAAACTTTTCTCGCAACCCTGGGAGTCAACGACCAGTCCTGCGCGTGGATCGAGATACCGCTTGGCGAGTTGTTCGACAAAATGTGATGACCCTTAAGTTTACCGCATCAATCGTCGGTGGTCCCAATGACGGGGGCAAGCTAGACTATGAAAGCCGGGCAGAGTCAGCCGATGAAACAATGCAGTTGGAAAGAGCGCTGAAACTTCTGAGCAGTGGAAAGACCACATTCGAATTCCAAGGCCATCGCTACAAGGTCACGGCCTTCGACAAAGAGAAAATGGAAGCAGTGCTGGTCTGGTGATATGATGCTGGCCGACATCAAAAGCGCTCTCGACAAGCCGAACCTGAAAAAGGGGGAGACATTGCCTGTCACCGTCAATATCTCGGCATGGCTGGCCTCGGGTGAAACAATAGAAGGGCTTGCTCACTTGGACCGCTTCACGCAGTTGGCGAAGTGGGCGCAGCAACGCGGCTACGCAACGGCGCACTCACCCGAAAAAGGCACGCTCACCATTACGAGGCACGGATGACCGAACCACTTAACGGCTGGCGCACATTCGTCCTGACAATTAAAGGTGCCGAAGCAAAAAGTTCTCTCACGATGGGCCTGTTGGGTGGCGCTGGAATAAAGGCTGAAGCGTTCTACGGCTTAGATGCGAACATCACGGGGGTAAACGGTACGAAGCACACTTACGAAATCGATCACCCCGGCAGCAACTATCACATTGGCGAGAAGCACATCAACATGCACCTGTCTTATTTGATGTTGTGGAAGGTGCTGAGTTACATCGAGGGGGACGCCTTCGTGCTGCTTGAGGATGACGTTAGACTTGAGCCTGACTGGAAGGCGCACTTCGACTATTCCATAAGCCATCTGCCGGACGATTGGGATATGCTTTATCTCGGCAGTTGTTGCAGTGCCGGACGCAGCGACAAGCAAGAGGTGTGGGGGCGACTGCATCGCGTTCGTTATGCTCTTTGCACGCACGCATACGCAGTGCGGAAGAAAGCGCTTCCGCTGATTCTCAGCCGGTGCGAAAAGGTGTGGGCGGGAACTGACATCGCGCTGGCACTCGACTGCATGCCGCACCTGAACTGTTACGCCTTTCTGCCGCGACTGGCCACGCAGTTAGACACGAACATTCCGCCATGAACAACGAACATTTAGGCGGTGCTTATCCGGGCGGCGATGCCAACACGATCATGCAAGACGTGTGGGGCTATCTTGCGATCAATTACAACGTCAAAACGGTCCTCGACGTTGGCTGCGGCTACGGCCATGCGCTGCGGTGGTTTCTCGATCACAGCATGTCCGGTTTGGCGGTCGATGGATTCCCTGATTGTATCGAAAAGAATCTGTGTCCCGGTTCAACGCTGCTTTGGGATTTCTACCAAGGACCACCGCCACTCACGCAGAAATTCGATCTGGGTTGGTCATCTGAATTTCTTGAGCATGTGGATGCGCGACATCTTCCGAACGTCATGGCTGCGTTTAAGGCGTGCAAGCACATCTGCGTGACGCATGGTGAACCGGGGCAGGACGGGTACAACCATGTCCATTGCGTCAGCGATGACGTGTGGATTGATCATTTCAGCAGGGCGGGATTCTTGCACCTTGCCGAGGAAACGAAAAAGCTGCGGCTCTCGGACAGGTGGAAGGCCCCGTGGGGACGGAGGACATTAATGCTGTTCGAAAACCATAACTGATGGAAAACATCCTCATCACCGGCGTAAATGGATTCATTGGCTCAGCACTTGCCGCGCGGCTGCTGTCTCAGGGAAAGCGCATCGTCGGGTTGGTGCGCGACCGGAATTACAAAAGCAGGCGGGACATTCTGGACCGAATCTCTGTTGCTTATGGAGATTTGTCCGACATCAACGCCGTTCGTTACGCCGTTACTAAATACGAGGTGGATACCATCTTCCACCTTGGCGCGATTGCCGTTCTCAGAATGGGCATCATCGACCCGGTGACTTGCTGGGAAACGAACGTCATGGGGACGGTGAACGTGCTGGAGGCCGCACGCGCGGCCAAGCATGTGCGCAAGGTGGTGGTCGCCAGCAGCGATAAGGCTTACGGAACGCACACCAATTTGCCGTACGTCGAAGACATGGCGCTCCTGCCGAGCGATCCCTACGGCACGTCCAAAGCCTGCACTGATTTGATTGCGCGCTCCTACGCGGACACCTATGGCATGGATATTTCGGTGGTGCGCTCTGGCAACGTGTTCGGCCCCGGCGATCTCAATCGCTCCCGTCTTATTCCCGGCAGCATTTTGAAGTTGCTCGAAGGGAAGCCGCCAGTCATTTACAAACTCGTCGGAGCGTATCGGCGCGAGTTCATGTTTATCGAGGACGTGATTGACGCCTACATTAAGATTGCCGATTTTGGTTTGCCGGGTGAGCCTTACAACATAGGCGGCTCAGGATTCCAGACGATCATCAAGACCATCGAGATGATCATCGAAGAAATGGGCGTCAACTTGGTGCCTGAGATTGTGGAGAAGGAATTCGTTGAGATCAAGGAGCAGTATTTGGATGCGTCGAAATTGAAGCTGTTGGGGTGGTTTTGCCGCTATCCGATTCGGGACGGGATACGTGAAGCGGTTGCGTGGTATCGGGAATACGCCAAGGAACCGACGAGGTACTTTTACGCGGCATGACCAAAACACACCACTGGATTTGCATAGCACTCTATTCGGTTGCCTTGGCCATCTGCATTTATAGTCTCTTAGTGGATTATTTCGTGGACAGGAGAAAATGACCGAACAATTCAAAGCCTCAATCCTCGCAGCTATGAAGCCGCTCGAAGGCTGGTGTACTCCGGAGAAGGCGGTTGTCATGGCGGACATTGTTCTTGAGCATAAGCCGAAGCTCGTGGTTGAGACGGGTGTGTTCGGCGGCAAGTCAGCGATCCCGCTCGCAATGGCTCTGCGCGAAAATGGCAGCGGCGTGTTTTATGGCATCGACCCGTGGAGTGTCGAGGATGCCATCGCGGGCGAGCAAGGGCCAGAGCATGTCGAATGGTGGAGCAAGAAAGTGGATTTGGACGCTATCTACGCTGGCTTCGTTAAGGCGACTATGGATCTAAAGCTCGGGCGGCACCTGCGCTGGATTTACGCGAGCAGTACGCAGGCACAACGAATGTTCCCTGAGCGTTCGATTGATTTCTTTCACCAAGACGGCAATCATTCCGAAGAAATCAGTTGCCGTGAAGTCAAACAGTTCGCCCCTTTGCTGAAGCGAAAGAGCTTTTGGATTTTCGATGACTCGGATTGGTGCTCGACGCAGAAGGCGCTTGGATTGATCGAGGGCTACGGATTCAAAGCGATCAACGCCGATGAGAAATACAAGGTGTTTCAAAGGACATGACAAATCGAAAGTTCAGAATGAATCTCTTTTGGACGGTTCTGCTAAAGATAAACTGGAAACTTGCCCTGTGGTTGGACTACCGATATATGCGTTGGAAGTATAGAAAGAGGGCATGAGGACGATCAGTTGGACTGAACAGGTCGATGGGCGAACCATTCTGCATGTAGTAGAATTGAGCGACGACAAGGCGAAAGAGTTTGGGATTGCGGTGTCCCAGCAGATGATGCTCTGCGGTGCGATGCATGATTACGAATCAGTGAATAGAATCAAGGGCGAGGTCATAATAAAATATTTGCATGAACCGCCGATCATTCCTTAGAAACTCCGCGCTCGCCCTGTTCGGGTTTAGCGTCCTGCCGCCTGCGGAGACGTACGAGCGGATTTGGAAGGTGCAACGCAGGCCGATCATCAATCCTGAATACATTGATGCGGAATATGAAACGGCGTTCATTTTCAGCGAAGATGCGTACAGGACAATCCGGTGGACTCCGGTAATTGATCCTCTACCACCGTTCCAATTCGCTGGTCCAATCGCAATCAGGTATAGGCTCAAAGATGGCGAATTCGAGAAAGTTGTTGACGCTTCTCCGATTCAGGCGTAATCCTGCTTCTCAGATTGACGGAATAAAAAACCCGGTCCTCCCGGTCCCGACCAGACCTTCCGCTAATCTAGGCTCTAAAGCGCAGTCCTGAGCCGAACTGCAAACGGCCAACATAGTCTTCCCGGCCACAAGACAAAAACTCCGAAGGTCCACGTCGCGCGTGTGCGTGCCGTTCAAGGATTTTCTGATCGTTCACTTTTGTCTTATGTCTTGCACAGCAATTACCGAAGTTGTGACACGCGAAAGCGGTCGCTTCATCGCCAACGAAATTTACACCCGGCACTTTGCCGATACCCCAATCATCCGCCTCGTTCAACGCGGCGTAGTCCCTGAAGGCATGGGCGATTCATGGTCGGTTCTGACCTATGAACGCTCGGCTCCAACCGAAGTCGAACCCACCTGGCACAACGTCCTTAGCTCCGAATCCGATGGGGCTGAAGGCGGTATGTGTCTGGCCCCAGCGACGAAAGTCGGCATCGCCAGCACGACTCGCTCATTCAACATGCAGCGGATCTTTCTGGAAGGCCCGGATTTCTGCGCTGAATCCATGCGCGGCCCGTTTGAGTTGCAACAGCAGCTCAATGCCATCGTGGACATCCTTGGCGAGTACTCCCGCCTCGAATGGGAGATTCGCTATCGCCACAACTACTTCAGGATGGTCAAACGCAAAGTCGTTGCCACCCTCTCTGGCCCCGTCGAAAGCAATACCGGGGCGCTCACGTATCCCGCGACCTGTCCAAGCTCGATTCTCACCCAAGGTTTGCTGGACATCTACGCGGCCAAGCTTCGCCGGGATGGTGCCCGGCAATCAGCGATGGTTACCGATAACGGCTCGGCTGTTCTCACCTTGCTGACATCATGGGAGACGGCGAACAGTTTGATCTTCAACAACGCGGACATTCGCCAGGACCTGAGGTATGGCCAACCGAATGAACTGCTCAAGCCATTCCTGACCGACCGGCGCATCTATCGCGGGTTTGTTCACCTGATCGATGATTATCCTCGTCGGTTCACCTGCGCTGGCGGCGTTTACACCGAAGTCCCGGCGTTCTACACCACGGCAGCGACCAAGGGCGTCAAAGCTGAGATCAACCCGTCCTACGAGACGGCCCCATACGAAGAAACGGTTATCTTCGATCCGACCGTTTACAAGAGCCTCATTCCCCGACCTATTGGGACGGTGGCCAACAAATTCCCCTTCAACCCGGTGAATTACACGGGCGTCTGGAAGGTGATGAATATTCCCGATCGCGTTTGTAATCCTGACGGTAACATCATCTATCATCGCGGGATCTTGGCGGAAGCGCCGATGCCGGTTCACCCGGAGCGCGGCGTTGCCTTTGTGCATCTGCGTTGTGACCCTGCAATCGCGGCAACTGCCTGCGTTAGCTAACCCTTAACCGAGAAAGAAAAACTATTATGGCAAACGCACACAATACATTGGCCTTACTCGGTGAGGCGCTACAAACCACGGACGCGACAGTGACAACGCTGTCGTACTTCCGAACCAGTCCCGGCAAATGCTATCTGGTTGACGCAAACGTGGTCGGCTTGAAAACCGATTTCACGGCTGCGGCAGGCTACAAGCGGGCGGCGACGTTCAAAACGGACGTGCTTGGCGCGCTCACGCAAGCCGGTTCGACAACCTCGATTGCCACTCACGAGGATAACGCTGCCTACGATTGCGAAATCGTAGCCGGAACAGTTGTTCTCGCGGCGGGCACAGTTCCCGCAATTATCATTCGTGTCACGGGCGCAGCGGTTACAACTATAAATTGGCGCGCGGACGTGAAGATCAATGAAGTAGGCATCGAAGGCCAATACTCGTAATTCAATCGGCGGGCCGGTGGATCGGCCCGCCTCATTTTATGGCAGCTTATCCTGAGTTTCAGCCGCCAGAGTCCTATATCTTGCCAGAGGGATTGAAAGACGGCGAGACGTTCGAGGACATCGCCACGTTCAAGCTCAAGAAGAGCGGCAAGATTTGCATCATCAAAGTCGGAGACGCGCCGATCCTCGATGACGGAAAGAAAGATGATGAGGACTATGGGACCGAGGAAGGAATGGGAAATCGAATAACCGAAGCGTTCAAAAATCGTGCCTAGCATCCTGCCCTCATCCGTCAACGACTGCTGCTCCACTTGCTGCGAAGTCAACATAGTCGATTTGCCGGTTCCAACGAGCGTCAGCGGAGTCAATTTTTATGACACTGTTGCGATCCTTCGGCAGGAATCCCGCGCGGCTATTCTGGTCGATGACACTCCGGCTCAGGTTTACGATCGGCCGAACCAAGGGGCGACAAACTCTGGTTTCTACTTTTTCGATGCAGCCTCACTCGATCTCGATGACGGCATTTCCATTGTGAAGCCCGACTCAATCGACGCAGCCGATCCCGGCAGGTGGCTCAAGTTCAAAGGATGAACGCGATCACCCCAAAACTATTCGGCAAACCCGGTGAGATCACAGTCGCACCGAGCGGTCCTGACTCTTACATGATCGGATTGGCCCCTGGACGATTGATTGCCACTCCAGGTCCCGCTGGTCCTGCTGGCGCGCGCGGGTTGGATGGACGCGATGGGGTGGGAACGATTGGCCCGATTGGTCCTCCAGGCGAAGATGGAGCGCAGGGGCCGGAAGGTCCATCAGGAACCACGAATGCCACCGTTAATATCGTGGCCACCGAGGACATACCGGAATTCGTCGCCGTGACGACCAGTGGCAAGACAGCCGATTCTGGTGAATTCGCTCATCTTGGCAAGGTAGTCGGGGTTGCCATAGCCGCGATTGCCAACGGTTTCTCTGGCTCAGTTCAAATGCTCGGTGAACTTGTCAATCCAGCGTGGACGTGGACTTCTGGCGATTCGATTTTCGTGAATGGCGCCGGGTTGTCCTCGATTGCTCCCTCAACTGGCTGGAGCAAGAAAATGGGCACGGCAAAGAACGCGACGACCATCATCATTGACATGGAGGACACCGTTCTGCTTTAGGAAATAATTTATGGCTCTCAGAAAACCACTGGTCATCAACGCGGGTCAGATTCAGCAACTCCAGTCCACCGACACGCTCGATGTCACGGCGGTAGGCGGCGGCGATGTTGTAAGTCAGACGAATGACGAGGCAGGTGCGATAGTGATCTGCACTCCGGTTTACAATGATGCCGCAGACGGCGTGAAGAAAGCCAAGGCTGACGCAAGCGGAACGAAAGACGTCATGGGCTTGGTTCAGCAAGCGAGCATAACAAACGGCGTTGCTGGAATGGTGCTGGTCAACGGAGTATTGACCGCGACGACAACTCAATGGGATGCGGTATTTGGGACGACAGGGGGCCTGACTTTCAAGACGAGGTATTACCTGTCTGCGGCAACCGCCGGGATTGCCACAGCGACAGCCCCTACGACGACCGGCCAATATGTTGTGGAATTGGGAATCGCGCTAAGCACGACTGAGCTAATGGTGGACATAAAATCTCCGATTCTCTTGTAATGGCAGACCAAAAACCACTCGTCCTGGCAGATGATCGTTCTGGCGTTACTGGCCAGCCCGTGACGCAACGATTGCAATCAGGGGACGATCTGGACATACCGCTTAACGAGCGCGTCGAGGCATTGGAGATCCAGATGGCGGAATTGGCACGATTCCTAATCGCGCAAGGCTTTGAACTCCCTGGAGAACTGGAAGAACTATTATGAAAGTTGAAGCATGTGGACAGGTAGGACCGTCACTCCTGAGTGATGGTGTTGGGACTCAGCCTTTCCGCCAGGGCAAACTGGGCGAGCAAATAGTCCAACAACTGCACGGACGCTTCTATGAGCAGAATGTGCGGGGCGCGGTATTCAGCGGAGGGATGGGATTAACCGCTATCACTAACGTCATTTGGAGCACGCAATTGGATGCCACTTCCAAGCCTATCGTCGGAGTCTGGAATCCATCCACGTCACCCGTCAATCTGGTTATACTTCAAGCTTTCCTTGGAGTAGCTGTCACCGCAGCAACGGCGTTGGGTGGCGCTCCATTCGTATGGGCAACCAGCGTCGGTAATAGTGCAATCTCAACAGGCAGCACTCCATTAAATCGCAAAACTCTCATAGCCACAGGTTCCTTTGCCAAGGATATGTCCGGGATCGCGCTCACTGGAATGACAGGCACGATCACCGTTAAGGGCGTGTCGGCGCTTGGCAGTGGCACGATAGGGAACTTCTCTCAGGTAGGCACCGCAGTTGGATTTGTTCCCTCTTACGTCCCATCATTTGAAAATATAGATGGAGCGTGGATTGTTCCCCCCGGTGGCGTTCTGGCATTATTCGCAACCACTACGCCAGTCGCTCACAGTGCGGCATCGATGATTGTTTGGGAGGAAGTCCCAATCTGATATGGCTCTTCCAACTCGCGTTTGCCTTGCAACCTCAATCCCCGGCCCGCGCGGGACGAACGGACTTCCCGGCGCTGATGGTGCGGACGGCGCATCGGCCAGCACGATCCTGACTGCCGACTTCACCGTTCCCGAACAAGGCAGCAGCGCCGACGCGAGCGTTGAGGATTCTTCGGTGTTCAGCATCGGACAGGTGATTTACCTCGCACTGGCAGGCTACTTCCAAGTTGTCGGCATTCCCGACGCGACGACGCTCACCTTGCTGAATCTCCGCGATGATGCGGCGACTGGTATCGGCCTGACTGAAGCTCAGGTGTTTTTCGGAACAGGCGATCCAAATGGCGTTGTCACCGCAACCCGTCCTGCCGTGTTCTACGATGATGTCGGAGCCGTGTGGCTCAAGACGGGTGCAGGAACTAATGACACCGGATGGGAATTGAGAATCGCGTGAACACCTTATTTAGAATCTTAATGTTCGCACTGCTGGCGCTCAATTGCCGGGCCGCGATTGTTCCAATTGAGGAAACCGTTTTCACGACGAACACGTTCGACACCGACATCGTTGGAGGGGCGATTCCTTATTTCGATTTTCCCAGCGGTAAATTTGTCGCCTCTCCAACTGCGTACTCCAATGCGCTCTTTTACGATCCGGCCTTGGGCTTTCTGAGCATCGTCCACACCAACGACACTGGCGATTTGTTGTTAAACCTTGCGGTGGCTGGTGCAGCCGGTCAATCAATTCAAGCGTATGCGGACAAACTGGTGGTGGCGAATACTAATCTCACCTTCGATGCAGTCGGCCCGTTTTCAATCCGGTTGCGGATAAATGGCAGCAACGTATTGGAAGCGGTGGCAGGAAGCATATCTCTGAGCGGGCAGACTAATCTGGTGGCCGACAACGGGACGGATTTGACGTATAACGGCTTACCCATCGGGCGGTCCAGCCTTCAAGCTCTTTACTACGGTGCGCAGTACGGTTTTGGTACTAGCGATCTGGTTGTGACCAATATCCGCTCGTCCCTTATCCCAAGTAATACGACCGATATTTTCACCGTCCCTGCGGGGCGACGTTTCCTTGCTTCACAGATAAGCGGCGGAACAACCAATGGCTCAACGACAGCGTACATGCTCGTCAAGACTAATGGTGTTTACTATCGCTTTGCGGGAAATGTCACCCTGGCGAGTAATTTCACTCTAGGCCTGCTGACAAGCGGGCAAAATTTCATCTTTGAGTCGGGAGAAACGATCGCAGTCAATACAACCTTGGTTGGGGCTAATATCTTTCTGTGTGGTTTTTTGTTTCCGAATAACCTTCCTGTTTATTCTCCAAGGATAATGTCTTTGGCTGCGGGTCTTAACACCATTTATACCTGCCCAGCGAGCAAATGTGCGGTGGGTATGACATTTCCAACGCAAGGAGTCGTGGCGTCTCCCTCCCTATTCATTGAATATGTCAATGATTCCGGAACTTCTCGAACAGTCTCGTATTACGCTGTGCCTTCCGGGGGTTCCGCAAATAACAGTAATATTCTCAAAACTGTCTCAGTTTCTGATAAATCTTTAGGCACGTCTCTTGGGTTTGTTCTTTTTCCCGGGGATTCATTGGTTATTGGGACTGATGCCAGTACTGCGACTCAATGGGCGCGTTTAACCGTCGCGGAGATTCCCTTTCCATAAATGGGCGCATATCCAAACAACGTAGATGCTGGCACGGTGATTCCGAGCGGGGCAAAGCTCACTCCTACTGGACCTGAGGGGCCGATCGGACTTGGGCCTCCAGGCCCTACGGGGCCGATCGGTGCTGACGGTGCGCCAGGGCCGGCAGGACCGCAGGGAGTTCCCGGCGTTGCCGGTCCCGCAGGTGCGGTCGGTCCCGCAGGCCCCACAGGTCCGGCTGGGGTCCCTACGGCTATTTATCTGCCACGCCGGGGAATGCTCGGCTCACTCATCGGGGCCGTGTTCAACACAAATGCGGATCAGCCAATAGCTCTTTCGTCCAGCCGTTGCCGGATTACGGACATTATTGTGGAAAGTCCAAGCATGGATTTCAGCACGATTGCTCCCTCTGGTGGAATTTACACCGGGCCGCTCAAGACGGGAAACGTCATCGTCGGAGCAGCACAGACCTACAACACGCTGGTAACGGTTGTGGACTGGAAAGCGCTCACGCTGGACGCTTACCCGCTGGCTGCTGTCGTGGTTGTGCCGATCATCTACTTTTCATTGAGCGTGTCGATTGCGGCACCACCGATTCCGACAGCTAACATTTGGGTCTTTGGAGATAAGTATGACTAAAGATCCGCGCAGACTTACAGACGGGTTTACAACGCTTGAAGCGGGTGTGGATTCCGGCCTTGCGCCTTCGCTTATCAAGCCAACGCAAGTCGCGGCAGCGGTCAACGCTCAGATGCGTGGCGGCTACATCAAACCTCGTCCCGGCGTAAACAAGCGAACGTTGCGATTCCCCGGCGTGGACTCCGCACTCTTCGAGGATGCCAAGTTTCAGGGGGCGCATCGCTACCGCACCGCATCCGGCGATGATGTGCTGATGGCGGAAATCGGTGGGCGCATGTTCAAGATCGACATCGCCAATCAGTTCAAGGTGCAGGACATCACGATTCCAGGCGACCCCGATTCGTCCCTGCTTGAATTCTCTTGGATGATCCAGGCCGATCAATTCTTCATCAAACAAAATGGGGTAAGTTCCCCGTACATTTTCGACGGAGCGACCCCTCGCCGAGCCACGCCTTCGGAAATCCCCGTAGGCACCGTCATGGCCTACGTCATGGGCAGAATTTGGATCGCATCACCGGATCGGCACCAATTCGTTGCTGGCGATCTGGTTTATGGTCCGAGCGGAACGGCAACCTATAATTACCGCGATGCGGTCCTTAAGATGACTGAGAACGATTTGCTCGCCACGGGCGGGGCGTTCTCGATACCGGATTCTGCGGGGCAGATAACGGCCATTGTGCCGATTGCGGTTCTGGACACCTCGACGGGACAGGGGCCGCTCATCATCTTCACGGAGACTCAGGCGTTCTCAGTGAACGCGCCAATCGACCGTGCAATCTGGAAACTGGTGACGTACCCGATTCAAACCATCTCAATGATCGGTCCAGGGCCAGTGAATCAAACCGTAGTGTCGCAAGTGAACTCCGATCTGTGGTTTCGTTCCCTAAACGACATTCGCAGCTTTATTGTGGCTCGCAGGAACTTTCAGTTGGGTGGCCAAAATACATGGTCGAACAGTGGCATGTCCGATGAGATCCGGCCAATCCTAGAATTTGACCAGCAAGCGACACTGAATCACGGAAGCTCGGTAAACTTTGACAACAGATTATTAACAACCTTAAGCCCCGTCTGGACAACGCACGGCACGTATTTCCGTGGACTTACTGCCCTTGATTTCTCGACCGTAGCTGGCATTGGAAGGCAGTCGCCTCCAGCCTGGAATGGCGTGTGGACGGGCTTGAAGATACTGCAAATCCTGACAGCGACCGTGAACAAGACCGAGCGCTGTTTCATGTTCACGCTGTCGAATGCGAACAAGATTGAGCTTTGGGAATTGAGCCGTGCGGACAAGCAGGACAACCAGTCAAAACGCATCGTTTGGTCGCACGAGGACCGTTCTCTGCGGTTCAGCGATCAGGGATTGGGATTGAAGCGGCTTATGACCGGCCAGCAATCGGTCGATGAACTTTATGGGGCGGTGAATTTCAATCTCCAGTTCCGGCCCGACAGCTATCCTCTGTGGCTAGACTGGACCGCATGGAGCGAATGTGCGGAGTTTCAAGAGTGCGAGACGCCGACTTGCGGCTCTCCGCAGACTGGCCCAAGGCAGCTTCGGCTCCAGTATCGACCCGACATCAAGTTCCCAAAGCCTCCCGATTCATGCGAGGCAGACGTGGATAAGCCATTCGATTTGGGATTTGAGTTTCAGGTGAGACAGACGATCGAAGGGTATTGCCGGATTAAAAAACTGGTACTGCACGTTCATTGGACGGACGAGTCTCCACTTGGGGAATGCAGAGGAGAAGGTCCGTGCCAAACCGTAGCTGGATGCGACATCAACCCGTTCACTTATTCATCGGAATGAACGCGCTTTCTCCTGCTCCATTTTGGATGATGTTTCATGTGCTCGGCAAGTCCCTGGCAAGCGCAGAGATTTTCGGGTGCATTGTTTGCGGGGTTGCCATCAATATGGTGAACAATCTCACCGGGCCTGAGAGGTCTCCCGAGCTTGGTTTCCATCACCATGCGATGCTCGTAGACCCACCCGTCTTTGTCTGCCAAATGATGCCCCCATTGCTTGAGTCGGACGTATCCACGCGAAAGGCTTCGCCCCTGATAGCCCAAGCGCCTTGGATTCGCTCGCTCCCACTTTGCTTGGCACTTCTTGCATCTGCCTGTAAGCGTCGGCTTGTATTGCTTCAGTATCATTTTCGGGCAATCAATACACTTAACCATTGTCCTGACTTGAGTTGTCATATTCCTGAGTATGCGACGGCGTGTCACCCAATGGAAGAACAATAATGCCAACGCCACAACAAATCCCATTGACGCCAGGAAGCCTGCCTCCCGGCTATTGTTTCTCGACTTGGGCACAACTGGTCATCGACATTTTCACCGGCGCATTCGGCACAATCCCCGGCAATCTCGGCATCGGCTTCAATTACGGTTCGGACATCCCCGGCGTTGACGACCAGAACAAGCCGTGGATACGCACCGACGTTTCTGGCGGTGATCTTGGAACGTGGACCTTTGGCTATGGCAGGTGGACGAAGAAACATCCCGTCCCTGCATCTTCCGACATGCGGCAGATTTGGGTTGGCACACTAGCCAACCTTTACGCCTTCGACGGCGGCGATGGTATCGATCCGACTGTGACGCCTCCAACGCAAGTCACGGGAAGTTTCTGGGAACAAGACACGGCATTTGCCGCGCGAACGATTGTCGGCGTGGGAACGCTGCCAGTGTCAACGACAGTTCTGGCCGTGGGCGATACGGGCGGATTGGATCAGGTGAAGCTCACACTGGAGGAAATGTTCCCGCACACGCATACGCCGCAAGCCGAGGAACAGGCCGGGAAACCTGCCAATAAAATCTGGGGGAGCGATCCGGCAGGTGGTGCCGGGACCGGGAACGTATATCCGAACAATGACGGACTGGCCGGGGTTGCCACACAGGAAGTTCCGATCAACACGACGCTGGCTAACGCAGGCGGGGATACTTCGGCCACGCCTCCGGTGGATTCAAAGCCACACGAGAACATGCCGCCTTACGTTGCGGTATATGTCGTAAAGCGGACGGCGCGGGCTTACTATACAGTTTGATGAGACTCACATTAGGCGCGGCAAGGCCAACCATTGCCAAGGTGTTGGGGACATGCTGCACCGATCCGCGTTGCGTCTCGTATCTAAACGAAGCTGTGCAGCGGTTGCTTCCGCGCGGCAAATGGAAGGGGACATTCCAACGGTATCGAACGTGTATAAGCTCTGCGTGCATCACGCTTCCCCGCCATTTCGAGACCGTTGAAGGTTTCGCCCTCTGCAATTGTCCCGGCATGATACGAAACGAATTCTTTGAGTTCCAAGGGACTTCCTACGGCATCTTGGGCGAAGGCGACTGCCCCGGCAACACGCTGATTACTCGTGGCCTTGCCGTGGCGTTTGATGAGATGAGTAGCAGGACGCAGAAGATAAAGGTCTATGCGGACATCGACGAAGATCCAGACGCTTACATTCTGCTTCAAGGATTCGATGAGAACTCCAATTGGATCTTAACGCAGCTTCCAGATGGCACATGGATTGACGGCGAGCGCGTTCCCTTGAGCACGACATTTCAAATCACCGTCAATTATTTCAGCAGCTTGACCGGCGTGCAGAAGCCCGTCACGAACGGCAATATTCGTCTTTACTCGTACGACGTGCCGAGCATGGCCAACGTGACTGCTCTGGCTGTTTACGAACCAGACGAAACGCTGCCGCAGTATCGACGCTACCTTATTCCTGGCTTGCCGGATTCTCCGACGAACAACGAGTGTGACAACGATTGCGACCTGCACACTGTCGATTTGCTGGTCAAGATGGCTTTCATTCCAGTGGCGCGTGACACCGACTATCTGATCATCGGCAACTTGCAAGCGCTCAAGCTCTGCGTTCAGGGCATCCTTCAGGAAGAGAACGGGCAATACGATGCAGCGCTCAAATTGATCGAGGGAACGCTGACGAACGAATACGGCACGCCGGGGCGAAGGGGTGGCGCGATTCCACTGCTCGAAGAGGAACTAGCCAACTTCAACGGCGACGGCCCCGTAGCCACACCGCGCTTCCAAGACCCAGCGCTATTCGGCGCGGGCTACATCGAGAATATGATCTGATATGTCAGCCGAAGTTTTAGCAAATTTGATAGGGACGAAAAAAACGTTCAAAACCGTTAAGATCCCCGAACTCGCGGACGTAAACGCTCAGGCAGTCCAACAGCAAACCATTGCTGGAAATATTGCGGCAGCGCCGGGAGCTACCCAACTTGCTGGCTATATTAACAAGTTCAATTTCGATGAGCTTCAAAAAATGGTGCGGGAGGCGACCCCGTATTACGACGAGATAATGCAAACGGGAGGAAGGCAACTCTCGTCGATGCTCAGGGGCGAGGTGCCGGAGGATGTTCAGAGAGTGGTTCAGCGTTCGCGTGGTGCGAAATCATTCGCTGGAGGCTATGGCGGGTCGGGCATGGCTGGCGCAGCGGAGGCGGAGGATTTGGGCCTAACCTCATTGGGCATCATTCGAGAAGGTCTTTCGGCATCTGAACGATGGCTGCAATCGGTCCGTCTCCCTCAACTAGCTGATGTCTCTGGCATGTTCTTGAGTCCTCAAAGGGCAGTAGATAGGGCGTACGACGAACGCAACAATCGCTGGAACTTTAACTTCCTAAAAGCACAACAAGCTAATATGCCCAAGGGTTGGGAAATAGCGGTAACCGGCCTAACCGACTGGCTTGAGAACATCGGGGCGAGCGCGGCGACGATGGGTATCAGCGGTGCGATGGGCGGCGGCGGAATGGGCGGCGGTCTAACCGCGCAAGACACGACGCCTGCCACAAGAGATGCCGGGTGGGGTCGCGGCAATATGTGGGATTACTACCCAACTGGGGCGGCATAAATGGCTGAACTGAACCTCAACTACGAACCCGCATGGTTGCAGCAACGGCCTGACAGCAACCAGCCGATGAGCCTTGCTGAGGCGTTTCAGTTGAAGCAGCGGCAACAGCAATTGGACATTGAGAAGTCATTGCTACCGCTGAGGCAGCAGGAGATGCAGGCGCGGTTGGCGAATGAGGCGTTGGATCGGCAGATCCATCAAGAGCAACTGTCAACGATGCTCAAGGCGAAAGCGGGCAGTGCAGAGATTTGGAATCAGATTAGTAAAACCGATTGGGACGTGCCTTCGGATGTTAGCAAACTCTACGGCACGATCGCAAAGGTTGGCGTGGCAGACCCACAAGCTTTGCAGGTGATTCAACTGAACACGAAAATGTCTGCCGCTGCCCAGATCAAACAAAACGAACTGGAGATGCGCGCGTATACGGCTGAACTCAAGGCGTCCATGCCGCAGAAGGAAACATCGCTTCAAGATGCCATAGACAATCAGTTAGCCGATGAAAACAGAATCCTTGTAGCGCAGGGCAAACCAGCGATGACGCAAGGCGAAGCAGCCCAGCGACGTGCCGAACTAAGGGCTAATGCTCCTATACTTGGTGGTGGAAAAGAGGCTACCCAAGTCTTTGACGTAAACGGCAATTTGATGTTCTCGCAGACCAAGGGCGGCGGGATGCCTCAAGGCATAACCCCAGGGCTTCAAACTGATGCCCAGAAGGACATGCTGAACAATCGGAAGAATTTCGACATTGCCAAGAGCCTCGAAGGGTTGGACCCGTCGAGCGTCGGGATTCGTGGCGTTGTCGGCAATGTCATCTTCGACAGGTTGCTTGGCGATTACTTTCCAGAACTGGCGAGCGATAAACGGATTGATGATCGCACGAAACTCATCACGGTTCAAAAGAAGCTGGCCAATTCGATTGTTTATAGCCCAAGGGCGACCAAAGAGGACAAAGCGGAGGCGAATGCAGCGCTGCCAAGTCCAGGCATCATAGAGAGTGCGCGTGACATCAATCAAAAGATGAAAACGCTCCAGACGATTCTTAAGCGTTGGACTTATGAGGATGCGCGCGCGCAAGGCGTACCGCCACCATATTGGTCGATGCAAACTCAAGACGAGGTGGTGTCGATGTTCAAAAAGAAGAAAGCTGAAATTCAGCGGGCGGTGCAGGAAAACAAAATGAAATCGGCTGCTGCCAATGCCGCAATTATGCGCGAGATGGCAGACGCCCAAGAGGTGCTTGAAGAACAGTACGGCATTCCGCCACGGCCACAAACCCCAGCACCTTAATGGCTGAACTCGCTCCAGTTTATTCGGATGATTTGCTGAACGGGCCTGATGTTGCGCCAGCGGTGAAAGCGCCGATCACGGTTCAGGACATCACTTCATCGCTGGCACCAATGACTAACGAGGCGGCCAAGGAATCGCTCAGGCGTTATGGTCCGGCAACACCCTATGTCACGCCGAACAAGTTCCTCACGCCTGAAGAGACGTTCATTGCCGAGAACCAAAGACCTGGAGTCCCGCTCTATACGCGAACGGAGCAAGACCCGGAAAAGCAGGAACAGCCATTCATCTTCACTAGGGATTTCGGGCAAACGGCAGTCAGTCCGATGTTGCGTTATGGAGTAGCCAAGCGCGAAGGGATAAATGAACAGCTTAAATATGCCCAGAGCGTTTTGGGTGCAGAAAATGTAAGAGTAGATAAATCAGGCCACGATCTGATCGTCACGCTTCCCGACAAATCCCCCGGTGCTAAGCCTGACGCTACGAAGGACGTAAAGCTCAACGAAAAGGAAATGACGGTCGGAGACTTTGCAGCCCTAGCAAGCCATTGGCCCGAAGCGGCTGGGGCCATGCTGGGCATGGCATTACCGGAAGTCGCCGCTCCGGTGGCGATGGCTAGGGCGGGAGGATTGGTTAAGGCGTTGACGACCATATTTGCCGGAGCTACCGGGCAAAAGACTTTTGAAGCTGCCAAAGAAATCGGCATCCGAAAAGAAGAGGGACAACCACCGGAGATTGGAAGCACGCTTGTTCAGAAGGCTGAACAGATCCCAGGCCAGATGGCTTTAGATGCCGTGACGCTGGGCGGGTTTAAGCTGTTCAACATGGCGCAAAAGGCTATTCGTGCGCCTCTCGCGCTATGGAATACGCCAGTTCAACTTGAAGGTAAGCTTTCTAATGCACGCCTTGCGGACAAGTTAGGGGTAGAGCCAATTGACTATACGATGGGGGAAGCTAGTGGGCAACCATTAGCCATAATGGGTGAAGCTGTCTCCCAGGCGAAACCACAGGCGAGGGCTATTTGGGAAAAATTCTTGGCCAATCGAGAAGCTCAGAAACAATCTATGGGACGCGCTATGACCGCGCTCAGCGGCACCGATGAGCAGGTTGGTAATGATATGATTGCAGTTGTGAGACAGGCACGCGCTGAACAAGATGCAGCTCTCGCAACGCTTCGTGAAACTCTGACGGCTGGTGAAGCTGCCAAACTGGATAGAGCATTGGGTAAATCCGTTCCGATGCCTCCGGGACAATTTCTGCCGTCTGAACGTGGAGCCGTTGCGCGGACTGGAGTGCAGGATATTTTCAATCAGGTGAAAGCTGATGTAGGAAAGGCATACAGCATTCCAGGGATGAAAGTAGCCGATATTCCAACCGACGATCTAGCGGTGAATCTCGCCAAGGTTTCCAAAGAAGCTGAAGGCGTTCCCGGCCTTGCTGGAACGCTCTCCCTGGAGGTGCCAAAAGTGGCAAGCTACGAACAGCTCAAGAATGCCCGTGCTATGTTCCGGCAGCAAATCGAGGATAGCCCTGCCGATCGCACAGTGAAGGATTACTACGCCGGAAAGGTGGATGCGGCGATAACCGCTAAGATGGAGGACGCTGCGAAGAATGTCCGCGATCCAGCATTCAAGGCGCAGATAGACGCAGCTAACAAGCTTTACCGCACCAAGCAATTGCCATTCTATCAATCAGGCATTGCGGACATTCTCCGCAAGCCAGGAGTTCCAGGCTCTCCAGATAACATGGAGATTTTGAATCGCTTCACTGGAAACACAGACCTGTATAGACGCCTAGTTGATGTTACCGGAAAGAACAGTGAGCCTGTAAAGATAGTCAAACAATCCCTTGTTGATGGGATGCTCACCAAGTCCGGGACTCAATCTATTAATTCACAATTCGTAAATGGTGGGGCATTGGCCGAAAATCTCCAAGCTCTCAAGACGAATCCGGGGACACGCGAATTATTTCAAGACGTATTTGGAAAAAATGGTGATGCCATTATTCAGCAAGCCAGGGTGCTCGGAGGCGTGCAGGGCACTATTCCGCGAGCAGAAGCCGAAGCTTTAATGGCTGGTTCAAAGAGCGTCGATAGAGTTCTGAAAGCAGAAAATGCAATCAAAGAAGAATACACCACTACTTTGATGCGGAAGATAAAGGGCGGTGAAGAAACCAATATTGCCATAGACCCACAGCAATTGGTAAATCGTTTTCTGGGGACCGCTACTGAATCTGAATCCAAGGCTGTAAAAGACTATATCTCCAAGCATGATCCTAGTCTGTTACCAATGGTTCAAGATAAAATTGTAGAACAGATTTTAGGCCAGGCCAAGAAATGGAACAGGAGCGCCATAGAAGCGGTAATCAAAGACCCCAAAATGAACGCCAAGTACAGGCAATTTCTTGGCGATAAATTCACCAATGTTGAGGATTTCGCTAAGGCGCTAGGACCAATCGAAAAAGCGGCTGATATAGCCCAGGGCACCGGAATGCTTATAAAAGGCGAAAGCATTGGTGAATTGGTGGAGATATTTGATCTCAAGGTCGGGCCAGGAATGATCAGCAAAATTGTAGCTAAGGGTGCGTCAGCAGTTCCTGCCTGGATGGGGTGGAAAACACTCACGAGGGCTATTTTGAGTGGCCCGCTTAGGTCTTGGGCAGCAAATACGACTGCATCCGACATTCCTCATCTTGTAAAGGCTGCCGTACTCAGCGAGCCAGTGTTGGAGGAACTTCTGATGAATGCGGGAGGAAATGCGCGAGATTATGTGATCAGCGCTAGACGCTATCTGAATAGCACAGGGGCATCGACAACCAATCAGCCTGCACAGAGAGCGACACCCCGACAACCAACTGGCCAACCTGGAGTCAACTCTTTCGACCTTCTGAACGCGCCATGAAACGAATCCTCATCCTTTTAGTGCTGTTGGTTTGCCTGCCAGCGGTCGCGCAGCGATTCGTCGAGGAACTTCCGAATGTCGCAGCGCTCAAGACTCGGCTCGTTGGAGGATTGAACAAGTCCATCTTCGTCCGTGGATACAACACTGAAGATGACGGCGGCGGTGGATTATTCACGATTACTAATTCCGTGGTCGGTGCTGACAATATCTTCCGCATCGCCTCAACTGCCGATGCAGCATGGTCCTACGACCGCAAGTTCAGCGGCCCGTTCGATCTGCGATGGGGTGGAGCTACCGGCAGCGGCACGGCACCCGACAACGCGCTCATCACAGCAACCATAGCAGCAGGCATCGCCAAGGGCTACGCCATCTACGTCTCGAATCTGCGCGGTGTGTCAAACTCGTTACAGTTCGTTCAGGCCATAGTTCCTCCGACGCTCAGGGCGAATCAGAAATACCTCCAGGTCGGCACGCTGAACGGATTGAACATTTATACGGATACGAGCAGTAATTTCATTTACTCGATCAACGGGTTTGCCTATCGCATGCCGACGATTCAGGGCGTACCAGGAAGCGTATTCGTTAATGACGGTTCTAACAACATCACATGGCAACCCGTGGGGAACACATTCAATTTTGGCGATCAGTTCACAGTGACAGGGACGAACATCACGCTGAGCACCAATCTCAATCTGACGAACATTGTATTCAACGGCGGATCGACAACCCGCACAATAGAACTTGGGGCCGTATGCGGCCCGTTGGACGTTGATGCGGGATCTGGAGACGAATTCAACTTGCTTCTCACCTGCGATTCAACGCTTAACATGCTCACGTGGCCGGATGCTCACAACGTCAACCTGACCGTCACCAACACCGGCAACTTCTCGCTTATCATTAATAGCGCCTACGACCGCTATCGCTACGCCACCGGAGATTCCCAGCAAGTTACGAATGATTGGGGCGTCGGAATTGTAAATCGACTTGCCATTTGGAAAACGGGAGGACGGCTTCTTGCCAGCGAAAAAGAGGGATTAAGTGTGTCAACGCTCACGAAAGAGGTTTACTCTGGCAACTATGGCGGGGTCTTGCCCGTCGATGTTCCGGTGGTGAGTGCAGCTCTGGCGTACGATTTAGATCCCCCAAGCGTCATGTATTTTTGGAATGGGGTGAACTGGTTTTAAATGTTTTATGATTCACGATGCATTTGACAACACCAACGGGGATTCCAAATCGCTCGGCCAGTTGTTTTCTTGTCACAATCCAGGGAATGTAAGCGGCCCGAATCAGAGCGACTGTTTCCCACACGGTTTTGCCATTACGCCCTCTAGGTTTTATTGCAGTTCTCACCCTGCCTTTCTGCATCATGTCCTGAGTGTTCTGTTTTGCCGTGCCAAGGAAAAGGTGATCGGGGTTGGTACATTCTGGATTATCGCATTGATGAAGTACGAAAAGTCTATCTGGAATCGGGCCTTTATGAATCATCCACGATGCGCGTTGGGCAGTTATTTTTCCGATATACCCGTACCCCCGATTACATCCTCCCGACTTTACTCCAGTCCATCTCCAGCATTGTCCAAGCTCTGGTCGATGTGTTGGGATTGGTCCGTTTTTGTCCACCTTCTTCCAGAAGTTTTGAGGAAAAGTGTTGGAAAGCCCTTGAGAAGCCAGATATTCGAAAGTAATCTCGATTTGCATCAGTCAGTCTGGTTGATTGTTTGCCACGCCCTTGGCTCGCTAAAGCGCAAGGGCATTTCCTTTTCTACCCTATAGGCCGACGAATAACAATGGCATTCTTATGGCAATACAACAGCCGAAGCACAAAACGATAGGACAGTGGAAGTTGTCGATTTGGAAGCTCTCCAAATTCAAATTCGGATGGAGACCCCAGAAATGGGATGCCGGGAGCGTTGCGGTAGGTTGGCGCTTGGTCACTTATTTCCGACGCCATTATTCTGACTGATATGACCGACGAACAAAGAATGCAGATCCTCGAAAAGCACGTCAGCGCGCTATCTGAGATTTACGATGCCGTGCAGGTGGTCGGCACGTTTTTATCGCCTGATGGCAAGAGCCGCAGTCAGAAGCGGGGATCTGGAAACTGGTATGCCCGGCGCGGTCTTTGCCAGGAATTTATCGAGCAATCACAGGCAGAGGACATTGCCATCCAGATCGCAGATAAACTCGAGCCTCCAGAAGATTGGAAATCAGAATGAAAAATCTCCTTTGCCTTTTACCGCTTCTGGCTTTGTCGGCCTTCGGCGCTGCCACGCCTCCAGCCAACGATGATTTCGCCAACCGCACTGCACTTGTTTCCAGCGGCTCTATCAGTATCGCAGACAGGAATGCTTCCGCCACGACTCAGGCTCTTGAGCCAACCATTGCAGGCGATGTCGTAAGCCGCTCAGTCTGGTATTCGTGGACTGCTCCTTTTACCGGCCCGGTGACAGTCAGCACGGCAGGCAGCAGCTTTGACACGCTGCTCGGGGTGTTCACCGGGACGGCCCTTGGCGCTCTGACTTCGATTGCTGAGAATGATGACTCAGGCAACGGTGCTTTCACGAGCGTCGTCAATTTCAATGCAATCTCCGGCATCCCCTATGTGATTCTGGTTGGCGGGTATAACGGGGCAGGCGGAAAGATACGTTTGGCTATAGGCGTTGGAAGCGGGCCTTGCTCGTACAGCGTCAATCCAACGAGCAAGTCATTTAGCAATTTGGCTGGTTCCGGCACCGTAACCGTTACCACAACGACTGGTTGCTCATGGTCTGCCGCGTCGAATGATTCATTCATTGCGATTACCTCTGGAAGCACTGGCACCGGGACCGCGACAGTAACCTATTCCGTCACGGCGAACACTGCGTTAACCGCTCGCGTCGGGACGATGACAATTGCTGGTGCAACGGTCACTATCGATCAAGCAGCGGCCCCCGCCTGCACTTATGCCCTGTTTCCCACCAGCACCAACGCGCCAGCTAATAGCGTCACCAATACTGTAGCGATGACTACAGGGGCTACCTGCACATGGAACGCAAGTCCAAATGGCTCATGGATAACGATTTCATCGGGCGCAAGCGGTACTGGAAACGGCACGATTACGTATGTCCTGGCGGCGAATACGAACAGTAATCAGAGAGTTGGAACAATCACGGCGGCGGGTCAAACCTTCGCAATAACACAAGCGGGGGTGGTTACCTGCACGTATTCCATAACTCCTTCGTCCGGTTCGTTCGCTTTTGCTGGTGGAAGCAGCAATATTGTTATCAGCACGATTGCGGGTTGTGCGTGGACGGCCTCAAGCCCCGTAACTTGGGTTACGTTTTCCAGCACGAATGGGACGGGAAACGGAACGGTCACTTACACGGTAGCGGCTACCACGAACACGGTATCTCGCAATACGACGCTGACGGTGGCTGGCTTGCCCTATACGGTTCTGCAAACTGGCACCGCTTGTTCCTATTCGATCAACCCGTCCAGCATCAATGTCGCGGCGACGAATGGCACGAGCAGTTTCGTGGTTGCAGCGGGCCAGGGCTGCGCTTGGACGGCAGTTGCGAATGACTCGTGGATTACGATAACGGCTGGAACCAGCGGCACGGGCAGCGGGACGGTAGTTTTTACCTATAGTGCCAACGTCAACACCGTTACGCGGGCAGGGACGATCACTGCTGGGGGGCAGACCTTTACGGTCAATCAAGCTGCGGCTGCGTGCATTTACTCAATCGCTCCTACAGCAGCTCATTACGTCGCTGCCGGAGGGCCAGGAAATATCTCGGTTACGGCGGGGACCGGGTGCTCCTGGACTGCCGTTAGCAATGATGGATTTGTCACGGTCAATTCTGGGACTCCGGGCACAGCGAATGGGACCGTAGGATATACCGTCGCAGCCAACGCAACGACCGTCTCGCGCACCGGGACGATCACCGTTGCCGGTTCGACCTTCACGATTACCCAAGACGGTACTGCTCCCTGCACGTATTCGATTGCGCCGACAAGTGCCAGCTTCACGTCTCTGGGTGGAACCAATTCAATAGCGGTTACGGCTAATGCAGGTTGCACTTGGTCAGTGTCCAGTGGCGCGACATTTCTCACGTTCACACCAGCCAGCGGAAGTGGAAATGGAACCGTCCTTTACACAGTTGCAGCCAACACCTCTTCGTTAACGCGAACCGGGACAATTGCGGTCGCCGGGCAAACATTCACCGTCACGCAAACCGGGGTCGCCTGCGCCTACGCCATTGTGCCAACCAGCGCAACCTACGCATCCCCTGGCGGGAGCGGCACCGTCGCCGTTACCGCAACTCAAGGCTGCAATTGGACTTCAACCAGTGACAGCCCGTGGTTGGTTGTAACCAGCGGATCGGCTGGAACCGGCAATGGAAGCGTCGGATATACGGTCGGGGCTGCCACCAATTCAGTGACGAGAACAGGACGCCTTACCATTGCGACCAAATTGCTGATTGTTACGCAGACTGGCATTCCCTGCACTTATTCGATAGCGCCCGCCAACGCCTCGTTTGACCTTCTCGGCGGCATTGGAACGATTACCATAACCGCCAGCGACACTGTTTGCGCCTGGACAGCTACAAGCGGCGTGCCGTGGATTACGCTTTCACCAGCCAGCGGTTCTGGAAATGGAGCGGTTAATTTCACGGTCGCTTCGACCAGCTCTTCCGCAACCCGAACCGGGAATCTGACGGTGGCCGGTCAAACTTTTTCAGTGACACAGACGGGAGACACAACTGCACCAACGGTAACGCTCACCGCTCCCGCCAACGGGACAACCATTAGCAACATCATCACGATTTCCGCGACGGCAACTGACAATGCGAGTGTTTCCCGTGTTGAGTTCTACCGGGATTCATCGGTGCTGATCGGCACGGTGGTTTCGAGTCCATACGCCTTACCGTTTCAGACCACCAATATATCGAATGCGTCACATACCTTCTACGCGCGCGGTTTTGATCCGGCAAACAACCAAGGCTCATCCGGCACAAACACCGTCACGATTTCAAACACGGCTCCATCCAGCACGAACATCTGGGCACAGAGTTTCGGCGGGCAATTCAGCGATGCAGGACTTGCTGTAACCGTTGACACCAACGACAACATTTACGTAGCGGGCAACTTTGCCGACACGGTATCGTTTGGAGGAGCGCCGTTGGTCAGCGCTGGAAGCTTCGATATGTTCCTGGCTAAATATTCACCGGCTGGCGTTCATCAATGGTCTGTGCGTTACGGCGGAACCGGAAATGAACAAAACATTATCGCCATCGCCCTCGATCCAAGCGGAAACATTTTCGTCGGGGGGAATTTTAGCGGCACGATAAATCTGGGCGGGACCAATCTCGTTGCTGGTGGCGGGATCGATATGTTCCTGGCCAAATACACCTCTCTGGGAGTTCATGTCTGGTCGCAGAAAATGGGTGGTATCGGGACGGACGCGCTCCTTGGGATTGCGGCAGCTTCCAATGGCGACGTGCTGATTTGCGGCTCCTTTGTCGGGACGGTGAATTTCGGTGGTGGTCCTATCAGCAGCCAGGGATCAGACGTTGATTCCATAATCGTCAGATATGACGCAACAGGTGCGTGGGTTTGGCAGAAAACATTTGCCAACCTGAGCGGTGGGGTGGATCGGGCGACCGGCGTAGCCGTTGATCCAAGCGGCAACGTAATTGTAATCGGTTTTTTCCAGGCTCAGATCAATCTCGGTGGTGGTGCGCTGTTTTCGACCAATAGCAGCATTGATATTTATGTCGCCAAATTCAACTCAGCCGGAACCTACATCTGGGGCATGATTCGCGGCGGGCCGAATACGGACAAGACCACAGCCCTGGCCGTAGATCCATCCGGCAACATTATTGCGTGCGGCCTTTTTCAAACCTCGACCGAGTTGGGTGGCGGTGCGATGACCGGCGTTCCCAGTTCAAGCCCCGACCAATTCATCGCCAAGTATTCTGGTACTGACGGTTCGTTTATCTGGGCCAAGATATTTGGGGGCATTCAGGATGAATCGATCACCGCCGTTAAAACTGACTCGGCGGGCAACATTGGCCTTACGGGTTATTACAACGTATCTCCCATAACGGTTGGTGGCATTGTCTTGGGCAACGCTGGAGCGCACGATGTATTTATCCTCAAATATTCCACCGCTGGCGCATTGCTTTGGGCCAAAAGCGCGGGGGGCGCAGGGGCCGATGATGTTTACGGAATAGCCTTGGACTCGATCAGCTCCCCTGTCGTTGTTGGATCATTCAATGGTTCAGCTAATTTCGGTGGGCAAACACTTGTTTCAAGTGGATTTGGCGATGTGTTCCTTATGAAAATGGCTCCATGAAAAGATTTCTCTTTCTCTGCATTTGGCTGATTGTTATCGACGTTCGGGCTGCTGTGCCGACCTTCGAATCCTTTTCCACGAATCAGTTTCAGACAAATATTCTGCAAGTATTCTATCGTGACCCGCATACGAACGACGCTGGGATTATTTATCCGGCGCTGGCCAACACATTGACGCTCGTAACCAATGAGAATGTCTATGGGACATTTTCGCTTCCGGCCAAGGTGACGCTGCTGGCGTTGGGGACGAATTATCTGGATGTCACCACGAACACGACTTGGCTGCTCAACTCCCCGACGAACGATGCAACGCAGGTGACGATCAGCCTCTCGGCTGGCGCGTATCAGGGGCAGCTTCTTTTTGTGACCAGCCAGAATGGAAGCAATTCTTTCACGTTGCCCGACCTGAGCGAACAATGGGACGTTCCCGGCGCTTACGTTGACATTCAGGGTGACTGGGTGGGCACTACGAATCGCGGCATCATCTTGCAGTACACGGCACCCGACTGGATCGAAATGGCGCGGTTTGATCCAGGTCAAACAGGTGGCGGAACAGTTTTTGGCAGCGGCACGGTTCCGAACTTTCCTTATTGGATAACGCCTACAACTCTTGGCACTTCCAGCTTGGTTTATTCCAACAATAACAACATTCGCTTAGATTCAACCAACACAGTTGATTCTGCCAAGTTTCTTATACAAGGTCCGTCTGGCGTTGCCTACATGGATGTTGATGGCACCGGACAGGTAGCACATTTTCAAGGAGGTTCAGTAACAGCGTGGTTTGCCAACAATAATCAGAGAGGAATAATCGCTTTTGATACTGTATTAGCTCCATCTGTAAACAATACCATTGACCTGGGCAATCCCACTGGATTGCGTTGGAAGAATTTCGCCCTCGATGGCCACATAAGCTGGAATGGAAGCACCAACAGCCTGTTCGATACTTGGGGTGCAGGAACGCCAGAAGGCAGCGTCACTGCACGTCCCGGCAGCATTTATCGAGATACCGATGCGGGGGAAATCTACAAGAAAGCAACCGGGACCGGGGCTGCTGGATGGATCGCTCTTTCTTCCGGCGCTGCTTCGGCGTTGTGGGCCTCCACCAGCAGCATACTTCAACCTAGTCCAGCCATCGACTTAGTTCGGATTGAAAGCCAGCTTGCGGACAACGCGACCAATGTTGCTTTCATTGTGGATACAAGTGTGCCGTGGGGTAATGGCACCGCGTTGGCCAGGTATGCCAATGCAGGAACTAACGTGGCTGTTATTGGTTCGCGCGGAGAATTGTATCTCGGTGCTGGCGGCGTTGCTTCATTTCCACAGTCGTTCGATTCAATCTTTTCATACAATGATGAATCCCTAGACGGCCTGACGGCCAATAGGATGTTTCTCGGAACCAGAGACAGTTCTGGCTATAATTACTACGGGGAAGTCCAAATATCTAGTGGAATCAGTTCAACCAACAGCCCCGATTCTGGGATTGCGTTACAAAGTCTAGGCGCAGATTCCAGTTATGGAACAGGGGGGATAAGTGTCAGCAGTATTGACCAGTTCATATACTTATCAAATCAGCTAAATCTTCATCCTACTGTCTCCAGCACCGGCTCCGCCACCGCCTACACCTTCGACACCGCCAACGTCCTGACCAACGGCGACGCAACCGTGACCTTTGCCAACGCGGGCACGCCGTATATCTACGCCGGCCCTGGCGGCAGCCCGGCGCTTTCCGTCACCTCGCTGGCGGAAGACAACGCGACCAATGTCGCGCTGGTGGTGGATACGGCGGTGCCGTGGACCGCAAATTATCTGGCAAAATTTAATCAAGCTGGAACCAATGTTTTCAAATTCGGAACGTCCGGAGACCTACAGATTAACACTCCCTTTGCCGCCGAAGTTGCCGGTCAGATGACCGATGGCAGCGGCCATTACTTTGATTTGTTTGCAGATGCAACGCAGCTTTTCTTTGATTTGTCCGGTTTCACTTATTTTAATCCACTTGTTGCCAGCACCGGCTCGGCCACCGCCTACGTGTTTGACACAGCCGCCTTATTGCAGAGCGGTGATTTAATCGGCGCGTTTGGAAATGCCGGAACAAATGTCCTCTCTATAAATTCAGACGGGGGCATTCTCAGCGGTCGCGGCATCACCACAGTGGATGAAGCTTATTCCTTCCGTTCGTCGCACAATCAGGCGCTTGGAGACAGCCAGTACAACAATCTCTATCTTGAGGACACTACATCAGGCAATTACACCAATTGGGCAGCGGCTAACATAAGCACGCTGGCTAATTCCGGTGGACCGGCTACAGCAAGCAATTTCCTCATGGACGTTGCGACGGCCACCAAAAACGCCGAATTTGAAGTAGCCCTGAACGCAAGTTCAACTACCAGCACCAATTCGTTAATACGATTTAAGAATGACGGAGTTGTTAAATTTCAGGTGGATTACCGGGGCATTTTAACTACTGCTCCCCCAACGGATACGGCGCAGTTCTGGCAATTTGGCAGCGAAGCTGTAATCTCCACTGTCACCAACCTGATCGTCAGCGTCAACGGCGTGAAGTACTCAATCCCAGCAAGTCCGCGATAACTCTATGACGAACTTAATAATCCTCTCAATCTCGCTTGTGACCAATCAGCAGCAGGCAGTCGTCGGTGAGTCCAATGGCAAGGCACTTATCGCCAGCCAGGAAACGGTTGTGCAGAAGGTGGACCTTGGCTATGTGAAGGGCGGAAGGCCGATCTCGATTGGCGAGTTCTCGCGTATCATTGGAACGCCTCGACTGACAACCAACGCGGTGGCATTCGCTTTCGCTCCGCGACCGACAACAGCACCTGAAGTTGCCCCAACCAACAACCACCCGGTTGCACGTCCGCAGCCCGCCGTACGCCCAGCCGAGAACACCAACTCGCCATCCTTCAGGCGCAAACAAGAGCTTCTAAAACAAACAACCAACGCACCCCCACAACAAACCAAATGAAAACGTTACTCGTATCCATCCTTCTCATTGCAGCCGCTGGCTGCACCAGCCAGAAGAATCTCACCGAGCTGGTAAAAGCTCTCTCCAAAGACCCCGCGACGGTTCGTATCTCCTACGGCCCGCTAATCTTCGAAAGGTTCGTTCCCCAAACCCAGCAGCCGGGCGGCTACGTGCCGATGCCGATGCAATGGGGGCAACCTCCGGTGATTCTGTTCTGGCCGACCAACATCGTGAAGTAATTTTATGATCAATCCCTTCATCTTTTCGCCGCGCAACATTACGACCGTCGAGCAGGCCAGCTACGTTCTTTCGCTCTACGACCGCGACATCGCTCTCTCAGTGGAACAGGCTAAAGCATTTGATGACAATCTGAATGCGATCGCTGACGTGCTTCGACAGACGCACCCCGATATGGTCAACGACCTTGACCTGCTAATTGAGAATGCCAAGTACGTCGGTCACGCCGAAGGCTCTCGGCAGGATACGGATGCCATCCGCAGCCAATTCCGATCCGCCTTACCTTGGGCGATTAAAAAGCAATTATGAGACTATTGCTGCTCTGCCTGCTACTAATTTGCCAAGGATCGGCAGAAGCAGCGTCAACATGGTTCGTGGCGACCAATGGCACGCCAGCAGGGACCGGGGGATCAGGGTTTCCTTGGGATCTGCAAACTGCCTTTAACAAGGTCGGCGTTGTCGTGGCTGGTGATACCGTGATGCTGCGCGGCGGCATCTACAGCCATCTTCCCCAAAACAATATCCCCGGCTCGCAGGAAGGTTACATTTTCCAAGTCACGGTTTCCGGCAATTCGGGTGCGCAGACTATCTTCAAGTCGTTCCCCGGTGAGTTGGCGAGAATTGATGGTGGAGCTTACGGGGGTGCGACCTACGGATTCCACGCCTGCGCTCGCCCGACCGTCACTGTTGGCAACTCTTCGACCGCCAGCTTTGGCAATTACATCACCTTTCAAGATGTCGAGTTTTTCAGCAGCAGCACCGAAGCCCGCTTGAGCGGTGACGATTCCAGTTTCCCAACCGCTATCACCAGATCCGATGGCCCGAATATCTTCGGGACCGGCGTGAAGTTCATCAACTGCATCGTCCACGACTTGTCCAGCGGCATTTCGTCGTGGAGGCAATCGCAACTCAACGAGTTTTACGGCAATGTCGTTTTCAACAATGGTTGGCAGGGGACGCCCAACAAACACGGGCACTCGTTCTATACGCAGCATTCGGTCGGCGCAAGCGGCTTGGCGACCATCAAGCGCAATATCAGCATGGGACCGTATGATTGGGGCATTCAGGCTTACGGCTCAAGCAGCACGGAGATTTCACGCTATCGAATCAGTGAGAACGTGTTCATCGGCAACCAAGTCGCTCACGGCGGCATCATAATGGGCACGCGCCCAGGTGGGCTGGCCGACAGGCTGACGGACAATCAGATATTGAGCAACTTCGGTTACGGCGCAGACTTGAGCTTTTACTTCTCGCTGCCCGATGGCAATTCGTATCGAGACCTCATCGGCGCGAACAATTATTTCTACAAAGCTTTCTGGGAGTTATCGAGTTGGAAGGCGGGCACGTTCACGAACAACTGGATCATCAGCCCGGCTCTTTTGAAAGTCGTTGACCTTTACCCTAACATGCCCGGAGCAACGATCCCGGCCTGGACGCTGAACCGCAACATCTATATCGTGTCGGGGTTGAGCGCACCCGTTTTTGGCGTCGAGACAGAGGCCCCACGAACATTCGCGCAGTGGCAAGCCCGTACGGGTTTCGACGCCAATTCTACTCTCTCGGCCGCTCTGCCAACGGGAACCAATTACGTCATCGTCCAAGGAAACATCTACGATACGAACCGCGCGCACGTCGCCAATTTCAACTGGACGCTCGGCAATTTCGCCGCCATCGATGTCTCGTCCCTGAGTTGGGGCATCGGCAGCACGGTCATGGTGCGCAACGCCCAGAATTACTTTGTCGATGTCGTGACCAACCAGATCACCAGCACGAATACGCTGGTGTTAGACATGCAGGCCGCGTCTCATTCGGTGGCGCTTCCGTATGGTGACACGACCGCAACCGCACCAATGACGTTCCCTGACTTCGGGGCGTTCGTCCTGATACGGATGGGAACCGGCACCAACATTCCGCCGATACCTCCGCAACCACCTACGACCTCCTACACGCTGACGGTCAACTCCAGCAACCCTTCGAGCGGCGTGTTCGTCCAGATGGCCCCTGCGGATAAGAACGGGGCGAGTAACGGCAGCACGCCGTTCACGCGGCAGGTGTTGACCAACACGATCACGATGCTGACGGCTCCATTACGCAGTGGGCCGGGCACAACGTTCCAGAAATGGCAAAGAAACGGGGTTGATTACGAAAACAATTTGGTGACCACGTTCACCAATTCGGCAGCTACCACAATGACTGCGATATATCTCTCGCTTGGCCCGACGCCACCGGGTAATGTTCCTGGGATCTCGTATCGGCGTGGCGCGAGGCAATGAATGAGCGATCCTACAATACCTAGATCATATGAGGAATTGCTGATGGAAAACCAGCGATTGAAAGCAACCTCGCCAATCGGCCAAAAGGCAACGCTGTATGTAGTTGCGATCGTGACGCTGTGCTTCCTGTTCGCCAGCTTCGTATTGCTCGTCACGTTCGTCCGACCGGCAGCAGACAACACGTCCCTCATTCTCTCCGTGGCTGGTGTTGTTGTTCCCATAATCACCGCGCTTCTTGCGGCGACCATCCAGCAGGTGCATCTGGCGGTGAACAGCAGGTTATCCCAACTCTTAGAGCTAACGGCCAGATCGTCCAAGGCAGAGGGCAAGCTGGCCTCATCGTATCAACACGACACCGGAGATAAACCATGAGTGATGCCGCGCAGGTGGCATTGATTGCTGGCCTGTGCAACGTGCTCGCAATCTTTGTCAGTCGTTGGTTCTCGCACCGAGAACACAGACAGAATACAACCGACATAAGGGCAATCAGGCGAATGATGAACGGAAAGGAAGAGGAAGAAGTCTTATGACAACCATGCTCGCAGTAATCAGCGGTGACACAATTATTCACGCCCTTATCGCCATTGTGATATGGGGACTCATCCTCTGGCTGTGCTGGTGGGGCTTGGGAAAGATTGCCCCGCCCGAGCCATTTATGAAGATCGGCACGGTGGTCCTCGTGCTACTCACGGTGGTTGTGCTCGTGAATATTCTGCTTGGCTTGGATGGGCGAGCCTTCATCCGGTGGTGAACGACGAATTTATCAGCGTACAGTATCGCGGGAGCAATCTACGGAATTTGCTCTGCGGACTGCTCAAGTGCGAAAAACAAAAGGTTCGGATCTGGACTCTTTTGGAGGGCCAGGACGAATCGATACCGAAAGGAAACATAGTGAAACTCAGTAAACCAATTAAGCCAGGATTTCGACGGCCCCTGACTTTAACGCCGGATGAAGCCGTGGATCAGCGTGCAGACGGAACCTTTGCCTTGGTGGAAGTCACCACTGGCGATTCCCAACTCGTTTACAACCCCGAATCTACCGAGAAATCGATCAAGGTCTGGGCATACGGTGACGGCGCGATCGGCGATAAGGCTGGACGCATCACCGTTGACGGTCACATCGGCGATGGTGACGTGCCGGTGGCTATTGACATCGAATGGACTGTGGCTAATCCCGACGCCACTGCCCTAACGCTTGTCGAGGGAACAGACGAACCAATTCCCTGAACTAAAACTAAACTCCTGTACAAAACCGAGGCTGCATTTCGCAATGAATGCAGCCTTTGCTTTTTCCAATATCCACGGCTCGGTTGAATTCAGCTTAGTTACGTGTTTTTGACGCAATTAAAGGCGTCCAATAGGACGCCTAATCACTGTTCGGCGTCATTGCCACGTCGTTGGTTAGTTCGTTGCCCCATGTTTCCCATCCGTCATGCTTCGGCCACATTTCGGTGTATGGGCGGGCGAACATTTCCAGCTTGCGCTCGTACGGATACCATTTGGCTATTAAGTCTCGCACTTGATCTGGTTTGCTGCTGTGCGATCCTCGGCGGGCGCGTATCACGCTGCCGATTCTGTAAGGTTGCGCGGGCGGGGACATTTTGCCGCGAGTCGCCACCATCAGGAGTTCGTGCTGGCCTCGAAACCAGTAGCCTATCCCGACCTTTTCCTTGTCCCAGATTGCGTGCGTCTTGTAGCAGTATCCCCACGCCGCGATTACTTGCACCGCTTCGACCAGCTTTGGAGCGGTCGCCCACATGTAGAGCACTGAGTCTTTCGCGCCGGGGACTTTCAGCGCACAGAGTTCATCGATGCTCATGGTCGGATACTTGTTTTCGATTGCCCGGTTATCGGTTTCCGCGAAGTCATAGCGCCACGGAGGGTCGCAGTAGATGACGCCGAACCATGCGCTGCACCCAACAGCCGGATCGCTGGCTGGTGCAGGTTCAGTTTGTTTGTCGTGGCCCATAAATTATTCAGGCTGTGGGTGAGCTTGGGTCGTTCGGCGGCAGTAGCACCTTTGCCCATTGTTCGATGCGTTCCTCATCCCATCCACGCCGACCAAGCTCCAAGTCAGACACGAATGGCGCAGATTGTCCGAGGCGGCGAGCCATCTCGCGCACACTTAGTCCCGCCTGCTTCCTGGCCTCGCGCATCAGTTGTCCAGTTGCCGCATTGTCGGGCACGCGCACTAGTCGAGTCACCAGTCCGATGTCGTGCCTCCGAACCATGCGCTGCACCGAACCCGGCGTGTCCGCTCTCGTTTCAGTCATGGGCGTTCGGCGGCTCGCTGTTGCGCTTCACCGCGTTTCTGATTGCCGCTAGAATCTCCCGTTGTGTCTCTTTGCGGTGTTGGTGGATATTGTTTCCGATATTCCGATGGATTTCGTACGCCAGCCGCAGTGCCAGCGCCTCAGCCCATGCGTATTCTTTGTCGGAGACGACTTGGACTTCTGACGCCGCCGAACCATGCGCTGAAGCCAACGCGGGGGAGCCGTCCTGGTTTGCCGCTTCGGATTTTGGTTCTTTCATATTCTGCCCACCATCCAACTTTCAGGGTCGGCGTAGTTCCAGCCATCCTTATGAAAATGAGATGGCGGATAACTCGGCCACTGGTTTGTTTTGATACACTGGCAGTATTTGCGGAGCGCAAAAACATAGGACTCACGCCCCATTTGCAGAAATTCCAAAGATACTTTCATCTTGGAAGTTTCGAATGGAGGAAAGTTTTCTTGAACGATATGGCCAAATTCAATGCGATCCTCTCCGGTCGCGGCAGCATAAACGTCCAAATAAAGTGCTGCTTGAACGTGATAGCCACGCTCGAAAACGATTCTCGGCCAGCGTGCGGGGTCAGCAGAAACAGAGGTCTTGAAATCGAACAATTGCCGCTGATAGCCGGATGATTCCAACGGCTTGATGTCGATCAGGATTTTGACCGGCACAACGATTTCAGTTTCGCGGTCCTTATACTCGGCAACGACCATCACCTGATGCTCTGAGCCTAGCAGCACCTGGGAAATGTCTGGATCGGAATACAGTGCCTTGATCGCAATTTCGCTCTCAACTAACTCGTCGGCTTTGATAATCGTCTTATCGCCTTGTGCCTCTTCCCATTCGCGGCAAAATGTTGCGTTCCGGTTCCACGGCTTCTCAATCTGCGGGTCGCCTTTCTTTCGTCCATCAGCCAAGTAGGTTGCTGGAGCTACGGCGTACTTGTCTCCGAATCGGTTGGGATCGAGCACACGGCAGTCAATCAGGCAACCCCAGTCGGTCGCGTCCGTATCTTTTGGCTGATAGCCAAGAATCCATCGATGCGGGCACTGAGCGAAGGCCATTAGTTCACTTCGCCCCATTACGTAAGCGGGACTGCCGCGCTCGATTCCAGCTTGATGGTGGTACACGTCTGGATCAATTCCAGCACCGACAACCTTGGCAGAACTAAAAGGATTGGCTGCTAAAAGGCGTTCGCTCATGCCAGAATCTTTCTCGTGTTGTCGATCACGAAGCGGAGTTGCGATGGCGACATTTCAAGGATCGGCGGATCACCTTCACCTATTACGGTATGATCAACGGCCCATTTCTGAAACGTCGCCCAACCTTTTTCGGTCCCTCGCACTGGTTTTGCAACGCTCCATAATTCGGTCACAAGAGCTTTGCGCTCGTCCTCGGTTGGCTTGCCGTTTGGCTTGACTGGATTTGTCCCTGGCGCAGCGCACCAGCGAGCCAGGGCTTCACCGTGTGCGATTGTAATTGGCCCTTTCTCTGGAAAGCACAGCCGCAAATCAGGATGGGAGCATTTAGTCAGGCGTATCGAATGGTCTTGTAGAATCTCGAAGTGACAGGTGGCCTCGAAGATAAAGTCCTCGGCTTGAATCGGACTGACAAAATCATCTTTTATGATGACCGTTTTCCCGCGCTCGTCCTTGCCCTGCTTGGTCTTAAACTTCGCTCGCAGGCATATGATCAGAGGAATTTTGGACCGAAGCAATCGCTGAACGAACTTCGCATGCTCCAGCTTAGGTGTTTTCCAGTTGTGCAGGCCTGACTTGCCGCTTTTCTGCTCGTTGTCCCCGGCCATGTCCAGCACGCCCCCGATACCCTCCCACTCGTGCGATCCGCTGTCGATTATGCCGACCGCAGCACCCGACTGCTCTATAGTGTCAACGGCCTCGATGTATCTCGCTGGGCTGAACGGCTCGCAAATGTCGAATGTCTCAAAGCCGCCAGGGATGACATCGGCATAAAGGCTTGCGCGCCTGCTCTCCGAATCTCCGACAACGATTCTCCCTGTTGGGCCTGCCAATCCACGGGCCAGCAGTAAAGCCGACATCGTTTTGCCGCAGCCCGACTCAGCGTATGGCACGATTAGCGGCTTGACGCCCTCCCGCGTGGCCTTTTTTATCTCGAAGCTCATTTCAGTACCTTGCAATCAAATGAAAGTCCTTGGCCAGAACCCAGATCAGTCCCGCCAGGGTGAGATACCAAAGCGCCAGATACCCTCTCTCCGTCCAGTTTAGTTTCATTGTGGTTGTGGTTGATATTTTGCCGCGCGATCCAAGAGCCTTCGTGCCCAAAGGTAAACCGGCACTTCTCCAGCCGCCCTCTGGTATGCTTGTTTCCGGGCTGGTGTCATACAAATTGCAAATCGTAACCCGGCTTTCTCGCTATCCTCGGTCGGCCTCCCTGGACCATAGTTTCGTTTCATTCTGTAAATTGATTACACCGAACTGAAATAATTGTCAATAATTTCCGTAAAAGAAACCGCGCTGGCCGAGTTGTTTTCCATTTAGATAGCCAGCGCGGTATGTTGTGGATTCCCGGTAGAGTTAACCGGGCGTGGGTCGCCGTCGAGGTGCGGCGAAAAGTGGTTTTTCATTGAATCTTGTGGCCCTCTTGTCGCAATTCCTCCAATCGCTTATTGTAGGCTGCTTGCGTCTCGAACTCGTGCATAAAATTATCACCGTATATCGGCTTTTCGTGCTTCCGTGCCTCCACCTTGGTCAACTGACCGCAGGCGACGTAATAAACTCCAAGCTGCGGATTGTGCCGTTCTTTGATCCAGTAATGTTTCATAGTTGTTAATCTCGTTCTCTATCGCCATCCTCCGAGCAATCGGGACAAGGGAAGGTGAGCCATTGGCCCGTCCCTCGGCATGACTGGCAGACTGGTTCGCGTTCCCTCTGCTCTTCCTCTTCCTGGGCGTCGATCTCGTCCCAGTTCGGTTTCTTGCGGTTGTGCTCGGGATTGCGTATGCGCGCCGCAAGCGATTCCTGGGCCTCCAACACGGTTAACGCTGGTTCATCGATTAGTGCTGTCCGCCGGAGAGCCGCATAGACAGCATCCAACGCAGTCGCCGTGTGTTCCAGTATCGCGTCCTGAACCGATTGCTTGACCTCTGTAGCGGTCACCCTGCCCGTGTGCTGGCACACAAGGCAGACGGGAGAGCAGCCATGAACCAAGGCATTCCCACAGACCGAACACAAGGCACTCACAACCACCCCCAGTTGAGTCCATTGACAATGTGATAGATCGCCCCATTGCTCGCCGGAAATTGTTTTTGAATCTCAGAAATAGAATGTCCCTTACGGTGGAGTAGTTTGATTTCAAGAACTTGCTCCTCGGTAAAAATAGCATTGTGGTTTTTCGAACCCCTCGGAATACGACCTTTGCTAACGGCGTCTTGAGAATTAGCCAAGTAGTCTCCCAGAAAAAGGTGTTCCGGCCTCACACACGCCGGAACATCGCAATGATGGCAAACTAACTTCCCTTCAGGAATTGGACCGAACTGCAGTTGCCATGAAAAACGGTGCGCCAGAATGCATTGCCTTGGCTTTGGTTTGGAAATTTCTATTGACCCGTAACCTGGGCGACCACGCGTTAACGCACCCGTCCAAAGCCAGCAGGGACCGAGTTCGGGGCGATGCGAAGGGATTGGCCCGTCTTTATTAACTCGCTTCCAAAAACGTATCTCGATTGGAAGCGGTCGGCGTGGTCGCCGGTTAAGAAAAGCAGGAGATTTGAGAAAACAACTCCGGTTACAATACTGTTGCCTCTTGTGCGAAATTGGAAGTTGAAACATTCCACCGCATCCTAGACACTGGCGCTGCATCATAAGTCCTTTCTCTGTTATGGTGTCGAGGGCCGGCGTGTTCAGCGCGCGGCCCTGATTCATTTCCAGAGTAGGACAACCCGATAAATAGTCGAGATTAAAAAGGCTCGTTTTCATTTTCCCGCCCTCCTGATGCCCTCAAACTCGGCAACTCTTTGCGCGATTCTCAGCGCGGCATTGGCTGCGAATACATCGCACTCGCCACCGTTATGCTGAAGGTGATAAACCGCCCGTGAAAGAATCGTCATCAAATCCTGGGCAACTTGATTCTGCCATTGCTCATTCTGGCGTTCGACATCGAGATCGATCGATGTGATTTGCTTGAGCAGTCGCTTGTATTCCTGCTGTGGAGAGGCTTCCTTTTCGATTGGCATAGGGATTTTCGTGATGACCGAAATAGTTTGAGGATTTCACGCGGCAACGGGAATCACCCCCTTGGTTTTAAGTTTGGCTACGGTTTCGCGCAACTGTTGCATTTCGTCAGCGTGATGCTTCTCCGCGTTGGCGATGCCGCCCAACGTGACTTGCTCCGCGTCGAGTGCGTTTAGAACCGCCCACATTGCTTGTTCACATGCGTCACGAGTGCGGAATGAGCTTTCGATGTCGAGTCGATCAATCACATTTCCAAACACGTCAAAGATTACATAGCGATAACCGCGCCGTGTATTGTGCATGTCCAAAGCATCGGTTGTCGTAATGGCGAACAGCAAGCCGCCATCCGTGACGCGCGCCGCAACCACGCGCGATTTGTGCCAGCGTAGCGTATCATCATCAACGTAATGAGTGCGCCCGCAAAGGTTGCGCTGTGCGTTTGACTTTGGATCATCGCTTTCGTTTCTGTATAGGTTCATTTTTTTACTTTGGTTTGTTGTTTTTGTTTAATTGCCCACTGCCGCCCGGGTGATTGCTTCCCTGCGCCACCGTTGCCAGTGGAGCAGAGTAGAAATCAGACTATCGCCCAGACTTCCGACAAATTGCCTTTGCCATCGGCAGTGTAGAGCGTGCAATTCCCGTGGTCGTTTACGTGCAAGACTTCGCCTTGGTAGTCCTCTGGCACGTCCGAAGTGTCGGAGACTTTCAGCCCGTCGAAGTCCTCTAGCGATTCTTCACTCAACCAAAAACCGTAATCGCTGCCGTCGCCTTGGTGACTGCCGAAATAGAAGTATGGTGGGCAGCACCTATCCAATGCGTCGAAACATGCCGTGAGACATTCGTCGTCTTGCTCTGGATCGCTTGTCGCGTCATTGTCTCCGAGCGTATCAATAATGTCTCCGTAGATGCTGACAATCTTCCGGTGTGCTGGTTCATCCAATTCTTTCAGCACGTCAAGGAATCGAGGAATCAAGTCCTCTGGTCGCATCGTGCCGTGACTGACTGAACCGATTATGTATTTTGCTTTTGTCATGATTTTGGTTTGTTGATGGTTAACTGACTTTAATCAAATCGTTCTCTTCACATGGCGTCCCGTCTAACTGATGCCAAGCTCGGCGGATTAGCTCCCGCGCGTTTTGCAATCGGCAACTTTCGTCGATGTCATTCTCAATTGCGATTGCCTCATTCAGTAATTTCGCCACTACCTCTATGTGTGCTTTGGTGCCGAGGTCTTGAAACTTGGGATTCATCTGAATGCCGCAACGCGGACAAAAAGTGAAATTGATATTAGATGTCATGATGATTTGTTGTGTTTGACCGAATTGGGGGTGATTACTCTGGCGTTGCTTTCTCCGCAGCGACCGCTTCAGCCATTAATGCATCGTGCAATTCCCGCGTGCACGCTTGGATTGAATCCGCGTGAAATGGCATCTTGTGAACCATGCACAGTTCTTGGGTGACTGCCGCTATTTGGTGAACCCAATTACTCAGAATTATTGCCGTATGTTCTGTCATAGATTTTGCCTTTTGGTTTGTTGAATTGCTCTCTTACTCTGCCCCCACTCTACTCTTTTCACATTAAATGTCAACCACTAATTTCACCTGTGTTTATGCGTGTTTGGCCGATATATCGAAAATAGTATATCGGGATTGATCGGTTTTGGTTGACCGATATGGTAGTATTGCCGCATGGCTTCACGGAAGATTCGCAACGGTTCAGTCCTCGACGGCGCCACGGTCGAAATGATTCGCGTCGAATACATCAAGGGCGATTTGTCAATCCAGCAACTTGCCAACAAGTACGACGTGCCATTCCAGCCGCTCAAACAGCGCGCCGTGGTCGGCAAGTGGTCAACCGACCGCGATACTTGGAAAACCGATCAACGCATCGGTCAAGAAACCCGTCGCATCGTCGAATCTCGCCTCATCAAATCACGCGATTCTCTCTGCAAACTATCCACGGATACATTGCTGGCAAGAACCCGCGAATTTCAGGATAGGTTGCTGACAGATGCCGAATCATCACTGGATAGCCTTGCGGCGATACCGATGCCGAATGACTACGAAGGCCATCTGATTCGAGAGCAAGTGATGGCAAACTTGCAACGTCGAGGACGAATCGCGTTTGGTTTGGACGATGGCGCCCGGATGAACGTCACGCTGCAGGTCCAGTCCGAGCTACCAGCTCAGCGTCAACTTGAGGACCGCAACGAAGTTTTGGAGGTCGAAACTGTGCCAAATGTGGACACTTCCAAGACACCGGCAGAGCAATAGTCGATTTCATTGGCCTTTCCGCTGATTTAGTCCTCGAAAGTTTTCGCACAACATACAAACTCTTCAGTTGCGTGCATTTTGCGAGAACTTAAGAGATTCCTTTTTTGGCCAGGCCACGACGCGAGCCGGCGGCCGATCCCCTTTTGACCCCCTCTCTTTGAGT